CTTAAGCCTATTAATTATACTATTAAGAAAGTTAGAGCAAAGGACTTTATTGCAAGTGTTGAAGATATAAGAAGAAACGGACAGGAAAGAATTTTCTATGTTGTTAATGGAGAACCTGGAGGTAATATAAATCTTAGTGGAGTTTATATTAGACGAACAGGAGATAAGGTTTGGATTTATAATTTAGTAAAATGATTAAGGATAGAATTTACGAAGAAACATTTGAAAGTGTTTGTTGTTTTTGTAGTAAGTTGTTTATTACTACTGATGAAGAGATGTGCGTATGTCCTGAGTGTTGGTAGAAATATTTAGAAAAATAGTTTAGCAAACCTGCTGACATTCAATTAACTTAGGACTTACGTAGTGCCGCGCCCCAAAAATTTGAAAAATAAATCTCTAAAGATTTGCAGTCGCGGCACAACGAGTTGAATAGTTGACTTTTTACAAATTTTTTAGTATAATAAATATAGAAAGTTAAGGAAACTTAATTTTAAATAACTCCTATGTAATAACATAGGTAATAATGCTGCGTCGCCAAGTGGTAAGGCTGTGGACTCTAACTCCACTTACCGAAGGTTCGAATCCTTCCGCAGCAGTTTCCCAAGGGCGTTTACGAGGTTGGTTGTCCTAGGCCGAGGACAATTAAAACAAGTACGAGAACTTGGACAGGATTGTCTTCGTTTACCTGTCATTTACTTATAAAATAATTGACTTTTTAAAAAAAATATTCTATAATATATATAGAATAAAGAAATGCTTACAAGTTTTTTAATATATATTTACCTTTCTTTCTTTTCGTAGAGTCGCAGTTGTACTGCGGCTCTACAATTTTTTATTTGACTTTTTTAAAATTTTATTATATAATTAATTTAGAAAAGGAGGAATGAAACCTATGGAAGAAAATTTGCATTGGTGGAGAATAATTAATGATGGTTGGTTTGAATTTTATAGTTGTAAACAATGTGGAGTAAATTTTAAACTGGCATTAAATACTGATGATAAGGATATGCCATTGAAATGTCCGTATTGCGGATTTCAAGGTAGTTTTATAAAGGAGAAAGAACCTATGGAAAAAGATTACAAATATTATGTAGACCTTTGCAAAAAGCAGGACTATGATAGAATATTTCCCAACATTGAGGAGATGAATAATTCTAAAGATTTCTATAAAGAGAATGGTTTCCATTATGAAGATACTTGGAACCTCGACCGCACAATTATAAAGTTTATCCTGCCGCGGCTCGCATACTTCAGAGATAATCACGATGGTATTCCCAATGAAATGTATGTTGAAATGGAACTTGATACTACCAATTTTACTTCTGAAGATTGGGCGCGGCACGACGAAAATGCAGATAAACTTTGGATTGATAAAATCAATAAAATTCTCTATGGATTTGAAGTTTATCTTGTTCGTGATTGGTGCGATTGGACAGAAGAAGATAAAAAGTATATAGAAGATGCTTGGGAACTTTTTAGAAAATACTTTGGTCATTTCTGGAATTAAGGAGGAGTTATGAAGATAGGAGTAGATATAGATAACGTAATATGTACAACAAGCGAGGCGGTAATAGAATATCTCAACGAAAGGCTTCCTATTACTCTTTCTCTTGATGATATAAATGAGTATTGGATGGAGAAGTCAATCCCCGAACAATATCGTTGGACTGTTGGTCTCGCTTTCCATGACTCTGCTATGTGGAAGAAAGTTAAGATGATAGAGGGGGCGGCGAAGGGAATAGAAACTCTTTATAAAAAGGGTGATGAGATTTTCTTTGTGACAAGTACAACTCCCGATAATCTTAAAAAGAAAATTAAATTCCTTAAAAGAAATCTACCATTTCTATCGGGGACTTATATTAATGACCATATGATTACAATTAAACAAAAGACCCTACTTAATCTCGATATAATGATAGACGACTATCTTAATAACTTAATTGGAGAGAGAAGTTATTATTCTATATGTCTTGACTATCCGTGGAATAGAAAAATTAGTTCTGCTATACCTAATTTTATTCGAGTTAAAGATTGGGAAGATATAGTAAAAACAGTAGATATCTACTTTACTCTAAGAAAAATGAATTAAAAAATTGACTTTTTTAAAAATTTATTCTATAATATATATAGAATAAAAGAAAGGAGAAAAGAAAAATGTATATCACTGTACAATTTAAGAATAAGAATAAAGATTTTGTAGGAAAACTTTATGACTATGCTCTTAATAAGGAGGAGATACCACCAAAGCAGGGAGACATTATTCGGATGATGGACGACAATTATAACTATCTGTGCTACGGCACAAGGGTAAAGGTAGTAGATGTGGTTAATGCAGATAAGAAAGATTTGACATCAATACGGTATATTAAAACAACACTTGATGATAAGGAGGAGAAAACCAATGGCTCGTACCAGATTAGAGGTTGAAAATCGCATAGCTAAGCTTTCAGTAGATATGGAGAAGAACGCTAAGCTTGTTGCCAAGTGGAAGAGAATTTTAAAGACCATTAAAGATTAAGGAGATACGCCAATGAACACCGAGACTCTTATGGAAATTGTAAAGAATAGAGCAGATATTAATAACAAGGATGAAAATAACCCAACAACTCATTCATTCCTATATGAGTTGTATATGGCGCTTGAAAGACTCAAGAAGTATGAGGACTTGATGAAAGAATTAGCAAAGAGCGAAAATAAAAGTGAGGATATAGACCTATGAGATAATTAATCGTGCCGCCTTCGATAATTTGTTGGAGGCGGCGCAGTGTATTTAAGGAGATAGATTATATGAATAAGATTTTGCAGCTCAAATACGAGATTAGTAAACTATCAAGAGAATAGAAATTTGAATTAGTAGAAATAATTTTAAAAGATATAAAAGAATAGGATAGAGTTTTTAAGGCTGCTTATCCTATTGTTAAGGCACATTGGGTTGTTAATCCAGACGGCTATTATCTCCAATGTAGTCATTGTATGGAAGAAAATAGTTCAAAAGAAGATATATGCCCTCATTGTGGAGCTATTATGGAGGAAGATAAATAATGGAAGAACTTGAAATTAAAAATGCAAAAATAACAAAAGTATCTTTATCAATGGCAGATTATGGTTGTTTAACTTTCTATATAACCCTTGACGGTGGAGGTTGGGGATGTAACTATGGAGGATATTGTATAGGTAAAGGTTATCTTGGTGCTAAAAGCTTTCGTGGTTCAGAGGCGGGGCTTGAAGTGCTAATGAGAATTATGGATACTGTTGGTGTTGAATGTTGGGAAGATTTAAAAGGACAATATTGTAGAGTTAAAACCGAAGGTTGGGGCGGTAAAATTCTTAGTATTGGAAATATTTTAAAAGATAAATGGTTTGATATAAAAGAGTTTTATAATACCTATAATGAAACTCATACTTTTGATAATAATGAACTTTTAGATGAAATGGATTTAGAGAAAATCGCTTTAGACTATTCTACTCTTAATTCTTGGGCAGTTCGTTATTATGTTGATAAATATGAAAATGCTCCATTAAATACTCAACTTACGCCAAGTGGAATTGTATATTCAACTACTGATGGAATTGATACTATTACAAGTTTAGAAGAACTCACAGATTATATAAAAGAAACCAAAAGAAAGGAAAAATATAAATGAAAATTTTAATTTCCTATTTTTATCAAATAAGATTTTTTAAACCTTATATGATACCTATATCCACTTGTTATAGCGATCCTTCGTGGTTTCACTTAAATAAGGGAAAGTTTTTTCAATACCAAGACAAGAATAAAGTTTGGAATGGAATTAGAGCAGAAGTGTTTGCCCCAGGCGCAGCTTGTGAGGGTTTATGTCACGGACCTAGTATGTGCAATTCTAAAGAAAACTGCGAATTTTTAAAAACTTATTATAATCAGCTTAAATCCTTAGAGTTTTCCTCTATACTTCAGCGCTTTAAAGTATTAGGAGAAAAAGTTAAAGCTGCTAGTGACTTTGAGGAAGAGCCAGTTTATGTATTGATCGTATATGAAACACCAACTAATCCGTGTTCTGAACGAATACCTCTACAAAAGTGGTTTAAAGAAAATGGATATGAATTAAAAGAGTTTAATAAGGAGGACTTTTAATGTATACACCTGTACAAATAGTATTAATAAAATTTTTTCGTTGGATAATTAAGTATAGCTTTTGGTTCTTTTGGTGTGTAGTATTGGCTTTAATTAGTAGTAAGATTTTTGGATATAATTTTGAGAAGATACAAGGTCTTGGATTGTTTATGGCTTGGGTATTATTGAAAGCTGCTATCCCTGTGCCACAGGTAACTTCACCAAGAATTGTAATGAAAGTTCCTAAAGTTGAAGATTTGGAAAAGGAAGAAGAAGAAAAATAATTGACTTTTTAAAAAATTTTTATTATAATATATATAGAAAATAAAAACTACGACATAATGAGTTTCCCTTTTGGTTTAGAATTATGTAAATATTTCTGTGTAGTGTAATGGTAGCACTTGAGATTCTGGCTCTCACGGTAGAGGTTCGAGTCCTTTCACAGAAGTTATTTCGGATTAGTGTAGTGGTAGCACTTGAGATTTTGGCTCTCACAGCAGAGGTTCAAATCCTCTATCCGAAGCCAATGCACCTATCGTATAATGGTAGTATTCTTGCCCTCCAAGCAAGGGGTGCCCGTTCGAATCGGGTTAGGTGCTTTATCTTAAAAGAAAGAAGGTTTTTGCTTGAAAAATTTTACTATATCTAATAATCTTAAAAATCAAATTATAGATAATATAGTAGATTTTTTAGAGAAAGTTAGTAAAGTAGAAGATGGAGAACTTTGTGTACCTTATCCAGAGGATGCGTTTTATGAGGAAGATTGTCCTATTTATACTTCTTTCTTTACAAAGGATAAAGGAAAGAAAACTAAATGGACATTTCATTATGGTGCAACTAAAATGGTTTTTGTACCTAATCATTATAACTTTGTTATAAAGATACCTTTTAATTGTGGCGGAGAGTTTTTATGTGGCGGCGATGATATTGCAGGTTGTTATGTAAATAGAATACTCTTTCCATATGAGAGGGCAATTGACAAAGACGATAAAGATGATTGGAATTATTGCAAAGTTGAGGAAAAACTTTATAAAAAAGCAATAGAAAATAAGGTTGACAAGTTTTTTGCAGGAACTTATTTCTTTAAGAATATCAAAGTAAATGAAGAAATTTATCCTATTTATATTAGTGAAAAAGTTGAGCAGAATAATGGAATACTTTATGACACTTATCATTCTAATAAAGAAGAGTGTAATAAAATGTATAGACATTATAAAGCTAATACTAAATATGAATGTTGGGGAGTATCTGATGAAGCTTTACTTTTACTTTCTAAAAAGTATAGAGAGAGTGAGATTTGGAGACTACTTGAATTTATTAGGAATTTTGGTATAACTGATTTGACTAATAGAAATTGTGGTTTTACTTCTGATGGTAGATTAGTAATCCTTGATTATAGTGGATATAATGAGATTGATGATTACTATGATGACTATTATGAGTGTGAAGAAGAAGAGTATGAAGAGGAAGAAGAATATTAAATAATAAGTGTCGGTGAACAAGTATTAAAAGTTGGCAAGACAATAGCGACCTCGTCCGTGGAACGTGATGTGTGAACTTAAACGAAATCCATAGAGGAAACGGTAGGTTGAAACTACTACCACGACACTTTATATAAATTTGGACAGGTAGCTCCAATGGTAGAGCAGGGGCCTGAAGAGCCTCGTGTTGGGAGTTCAAGTCTCCCCTTGCCCACCACCATAATAGTATTTCCGTGAGGAAACTCACCCTCAGCCCGTTAGAGGTTAAATGGCGGGACACTTGCAGGTGTAGCCCAATGGCAGAGGCAGTAGTCTTAGAAGCTACTCAGTGGAAGTTCGAGTCTTCTCACCTGTATTCAGGAGGAATAAATATGATAGGAATTTATAAAATTACTAATAAAACTAATGGGAAAGTTTATATTGGTTAGAGTTCTAATATAGAATAGCGTTGGAAAAGACATCAACAAGTTCCTTATAATCCTAATAGTGAACAATATGAATATCCTCTTTATCGAGCAATTAGAAAATATAGTCTAAATAATTTTAATTTTGAAATTATAGAAGAATGTTCAAAAGCAGAATTAAATGATAAAGAAATATATTGGATACAATATTATGACATCTGTAGTCCAAAAAAAGGATATAACTTATCAACGGGAGGATCTGGAAATCATTTTGGAAAATTAAATTATGATACATTAAAACAAGTAATAGATTTAATTAAAAATTCTAATATAGAACTTAAAGATATTGCCAATAAGTTTAATATTTCGCTAATTTCAATCAAAGATATAAATTAGGGACATAGTTATTATAATGAAAAAGAAAAATATCCTTTAAGATAGACAAAAAATATAAAATATTATTGTCCTTTATGTGGAACAGAAGTATCTTCAGAGGGAAGAAAATGTGTTAAATGTTTTGCTTTATCTTAGAGGATAGTAGAAAGACCCAATAGAGAAGAGCTAAAATATCTTATTCGTACATTACCTTTTACTCAAATAGGCAAAAAATATGGAGTTTCTGATAATGCAATAAGAAAATGGTGTATTATAGAAAATTTACCTAAAACAAAAAAGGAAATAAATCAATATACAGAGGAAGAGTGGGAGAAAATTTAATCTCCCCATATGCGCCAATAGTTTAATGGTAAAACAACGCACTTTTAATGCGTGAGACGTGATGGGTTCAAGTCCCTCTTGGCGTATTTATCTGGAGTTGTAAGCCTAATTTGGTAAGGCAGGAGATTGCTAATCTCTGAGTAACCGTTTCGACGGCGTGCTGGTTCAAGTCCAGTCAACTTCGTTAAGTTAAAATTTAAAGGAGGAATTATAATGTTACTTCTTGGTATAGGTTTTATTGTTGGTGGATTTGTAGGTATATTCTATTCGGCGCTTTGTAGTGCGGCAAAGCAAGGAGATAAAGATATAGGGATAGAAGATGATAAGTAATTATATGCCGTAGTCGCTCAGTTGGTGGAGCAGCAGTCTTGAAAACTGCCAGCCTGAAAGGGTATGTAGGTTCGAATCCTATCTGCGGCGTTAATTAAATATGCTGGGCATAGTGTAATGGAAGCACGACAGATTGTGGCTCTGTTAGTGGTCGTTCAAATCGACCTGTTCAGATTTATCGAGGATGTAGTGTAAGGGGAGCACGCCACTTTTGGGAAGTGGAAGAGCCGTTCAAATCGGACATCTTCGACCATTTTAGGGGGAATTGAAATGAAGATTTATAGATATGAACACCCAGACGGTGGTGGTCCATATTGTAGTTTTTATGGATACCCAAGAGATATGAAGGTGCATTTTCCTATTGATACATCATATCTTTATGGGTGTAAATCTATTGAAGAACTTTATAAATACTTTGAAAATCATTAGGACTTGGTAAAGGATTGTAAGATTTTTGTTTATGACGTGCCTGATGATGAAGTGAAGATTAACGAGGTTCAAGTACAATTCCCTAAAAAGTATTATAAAAATAAAAAGGAGTATAAAGGATAGTGAGTTAAAATGGAAAAGTTATTTACCCGTGGTAATGGACAAAAAGTTAATTACAATCAAATGATTAAAGTAATTGCAGATTATATTAAGAAAGATTTAAAAGCAGAATATGACATTACTATTGGTACAGATAGCCAGACACATAGTGAGTCTAAAATAGTTGAGGTAATCGCTGTACATAAAGTTGGAGACGGCGGCATCTTCTTCTACCATAGCGAATATAGAGAGAGATTTAGAGCATTAAAGGAAAAGATAGTAGAGGAAACATCAAGAAGCCTTGAAAATGCGAATGGATTTTTAGACAATATTGAGTTACTTTTACTTGATGAAGATATTGATATAGAAAAGTTAAACCTAAATTTCCATATCCATTGTGATATTGGACATAAAGGCAAAACAAAAGAGTTAATTAAGGAGATAACTAACTGGGTTGAATCTTTAGGCTATGATTGCTTAATTAAGCCAGAGAGTTATACTGCTTCTGGTATTGCAAATAGATTTAGTAAGTAAAGGAGAAATTTAGAATGGTATTTTTAAGACAGATGCTTATATTGTTTCCGCTTTTTATTGCTATGAGGCTTATAGCGGAAAAGATTTCTAAAATTGATAAAGAAATAAGAGATAGAGTAATTTATTACTTTGGAGTTATAGCCTTTTTATTGGGAGGACTATTTAAAATGATAGTGAAGTAAAAGGTTTACGTAGACGCCTTCGGCGGGTGCCGCCCTCGCGACCTAATGCAAGGGGATCAGATGCTGCCCGCGGCCCTCGCTGGAAGCGTCAAGGTAAACAGAACAGGGTAATAAAATATTTGACTTTTTAAAAAAATTTTATTATAATATATATAGAAAAGTTAAGAGAAATTAAACTTTGAGAAATCAATACCAATAAAATATTTGACTTTTCTAAAAATTTTTGTTATAATAAATATAGAAAAGTTGAGAAAGAAAAATTTCTCAACTTAATATGGCGGAGTGGAGCAGGTGGTAGCTCGTCGGGTTCATATCCCGAAGGTCGCAGGTTCGAGTCCTGCCTCTCGCAATAACCGTTAACATTGGGTTTAAAGTTTTGCACCAGCTATATTAGATGATAGCCAACGGAGAAAACGGTATAGAAAGAAGTCAGGGGAAAACTTATTATTGACGCTAGCAGTAGCTAGTGTCATATGCACGAGTGGTGGAATGGGCAGACACAAGGGACTTTGGTGTGTTCTGTCATCATCAGATGACACTATTGGAAACAATAGAGAGTGCTCTAAGGGAAACCTTAGAAGTAGAAGGTTGCTAATTCGGCGAAGGCGAACACAGAACGCCGAGCAAGGATTTTAGGTAGACGGAAGTTTTAGAGTATTTTCTATGTTTTCCTACTTATAATTGAGGTGAGGAAAATGTAGAAATATACAAAAGAATGGTTACAAGAACTTTGTGCTAGTAGTTATTCTTATGCTGAAGTCTTACGAAAAGCTGGTCGCAAAGTAAGCGGCGGCGCACAACAAACCTTAAAGAAGAAAATCGAAGAATTTGGAATTGATGTAAGTCATTTTACTGGTCAGCGTTGGCAACAATCACCAAATGCACCAGATAAAACAGGTTCAAGAGAGAAGTATTCTATTGAAGAAGTTTTTGTAAAAGATAGTCCAGTAACTCAAAAGATAATGAGAGGGTATGTAGAAAGACATAATCTTATACCTTATCGTTGTGATTGTTGTGGCTGTGATGGTCATTGGCAAGGAGGAGAAATTTCATTAGAAATTGACCATATTGACGGAGATAATAATAATAATGAATTATCAAATCTTCGTTATTTATGTCCAAATTGTCACGCTCTTACTGAAACTTATCGAGGAAAAAATAAGCACCTAAAATCTATGTGTAGAGACTGTACACAACCAACCTAAGTCGTTAAGATATGGTTAAGACTCAGTCCAGACTACAACACTTTTTAGTGGCTATGGCGACATAGAGTAGTAAGAAAATCCCTCGGTAGAGATACCGTACGAGTTCAAGTCTCGTCTCGTGCACCAGCCGACTTGTCAATGTCGATAAACTTGGCTGACTTGTCAATGTCAATAAACTTGGTGAGTGAAGAAGCCACTCGAAAAAGTTGAAGTTATCTGTGTGGGGTTCGAGTCCCTCTCTGCCGAAGGGCGGAGCGTCGATTGGTAGATGGCGGAGCTTCAGCGGAAGTCGTATTCCCTCAGTGCGCTGGGCTGGCGTGTTATGATCTGTAAATGGAACAGACCACTAAAAGCCATCTGTGGTGTTCCGAAGCACACGTAGGGATTGCCGTGTGCACTATATGCTCCCGTCGACAAGCGGTACAAGTCACTGCCCTTTCACGGCAGAGTCACGGGTTCGAATCCCGTCGGGAGTATTATAACGCCCATTAGTCAAGTGGCAAAGACGCTGCCCTCTCACGGCAGAGACATCAGTTCGACTCTGGTATGGGTGATTTAAAGTCAAGACAATACCAGTTAAAAACTTGACTTTTTAAAAAATTTTTGCTATAATAATTATAGTAAAGTTAAGAAACTTGAAAACTTAATAAAAATTTATTGTAACCTTGTGTAGAGGGCTTAATCAGCCTTGCAAGGGTGCTTTGGAACTGTTTAGTATTCAATAATTGGGATACTTATTATTGGGTGCTATCATTGAACTGAAAAGGGATATGAGAAGAGTTAGGAATAATTCAACAAAGAAGAAGTAGCGCAAGTACAATATCAACTATAAGGTGAGCTTAGCTGGTTCTCTCCGTAATAGACGCCTCGGTGAGGAATAACCCAACAGACCACGGACTTGCAATCTGTGAGCAAATATTGGGAACGCTAAAATAAGGGGAGTTGGTCTACAACGTAAATAGAAATATTTGCGGAACCAGACGGCGGCACGAGTAGCCTAAGACCACACTACATTAGAAAATGATGAGTGTTTATTTGGAAAACATTAATATTCTTCTGAATGATAGGTGAAAGTTGGAGGTAGATAAATTCCTCTTAATGCTTTGAGAGTTTTATTCTACGGTAAGAACTTCGCATCGACGGGTGTTGGGGTCAGACTTATCGTCATTGTGACCGAATAATAACAGTATTGTATGAGTATGGGGATTAAGAAGCCAACAATAAGTTTTTATTAAGTTTTCAAGAGAAAACTTAAGCTAGGTATTTTCAGCGTAGCATAAAAACTTTTGGCACGAAAAGGCTCATAGGAGTTCTTTGGCATGATAAAGTTTTTGTAAGGGAAGCGTTGCGATGTCTTCCCTATTTTTTTTAGAGGAAAAAAACGAATTAAGGTTTTTATAAGGGTGGCGTTGCGACGTTGCCCTAATTTTTTTTATAATTTTATTGACTTTTAAAAAATTTTTTGATATAATATATATAGAAAAGAAAGAAAAGAGGTCGAATTATGGCTGTAAAAGTTACTAATGAATTAATTGAGCAAATGGTTGAACTTTATAATAAGCTTGGTACTTACGCTGCCGTAGCAAGAGAGATTGGAGTTTCTGCCTCTACTTGTAGTAAATACATAAAGGCGGCACTGAGTGAAGAGAAGAATAAGGTAGAAGCAAAGAAGAATTATATTGCTTTTGATAAGGAGATTAAACCAATAGAGGAAATTAAAGTTGAATGGGAAGATATCTGTTGGTTAAGTCCTGAGGAAGTTAAGGATATTGAAGATTTGTGGAAGGAGATTTAATATGTTGGCTTTTAGTTTAGTTGAGTCACCTTGTCACGAGGGAAAATATTTTATTGCTTTTGATAGTGAGAAATGCGATAAAGTAAAAATTGGAGTAAAAGGTGGAAGTTTTGCAGTTGTTGGTGCAAGACTTTTCGGTTTTGGATATAAAGATTATTTAAAAATGTGTAGAGATGTATATGGTGCTGAGTTGTTCGGTAGGGGCACTAGATATGTCATTGCACTTTGGAGTAAGAAAGATTGGAATAAAGGAATTGAACTTGTTAAGGAGTTAAATAGAAGACTTAATTATGTACTGAAAGAAGGGTAAATGATGAAGTTTAATAAGAAAGATGTAATGGAATTTGTTAGAGAAGCATTGGGAGATAATGCAACTGAAGTTTTAATAGATAGATATACAATAGATGAATGTGATAATCCTTATGATTTTCCTATTTTTCTTGATAGAGATTGTAAACTTCCTTTATCTTTTAGTGAGGAAGAAGACTTTTACATAGAGAGTGGTTGTAGTAAACTTGTTATTGTCCCTAAAAATAGAAGTTATGTTATTAAAATCCCTTGGACAGGAGTATATACTAATACTGATGAATACGGAGAGAATGTTGAAGATACTTTTGATTATGAACTTAGTTATTCTCCTATGGAAGAGGAAATTAATTACTATAATGACGTAGATGAAGATACTCGACAGTATCTTGCAGAGAACGAATTTGTTGGACTTTATAATGACAATATTCCTGTATATGTACAGAAAAAAATTAAGCATCTCGGTTGGGGTGCGGCAACTAACACTAGTGTAAGTAACAAGTTTTCTACAAAAGCCAATGTTTATAGTCTTGGTATAAAGATTGCGAAGATGATTGTTGAGCAACTCGGATATGATGAGGGTTTTAGAGTTGTTAGAGAACTTGACAGTATTGATGATTTGCATAATGGAAATTACGGTTTTGATAAGTATGGGCAGTTTAAAATAATTGATTATGCAGGTTTTAATACTGAGAATTATTTTGCATATAATAATTGATTACGTAGACGCCTACGGCGGGTGCCGCCCTCGTTACCAATTCCCCCTACATAGGATATGGTTATGGCGTGACAAAAGCTGGGTGGCGGCAGAAAAGCGTAAGCAGAAAGGTTGAGGAATAGTTATGAAGAAATTTAAAAGAGCTTCTCGCTCTGACCACAAACACGAATATGAAAAAATCTTAGTTCGTCATATGCTTACTATTGGTGAGAAGCATTTCTTCTATTTCTACCTCTATGATAGATGTACTATATGTGGGAAGATTACTGGAGGAATTGATGCAAGTCACGAGATTATCAAGAACGCTACTGGTTATCGAATGTCTTCTCATATACCAGATAAAATCGTTCTTGAAACTTATAAAGATTTAAAACTATTCGACGGGAAAGATAGAAAGCATAAAGAAAATTGGAAGGAGATTAAGAGATGATTACAAAAAATACTCTAACAGTTTTAAGAGAAATAGTAAATGTTGGCGGAGAAAAGAAATATGAAATGATTAAAATAAAAGATAATTTATATCGAATTAAAGCACTTCGAGATTTTGGCGATGTTAAAAAAGGAGATTTAGGAGGATTTATACAAAAAGAAGAAAATCTTTCTCATTTTGGCAATTGTTGGGTATATGATAAGGCAACAATTTATGGCAATGCACATATAGGTAACAATGCTAAAGTTAAAGATGATGCGCGTGTGAGTAATTCAGCGGTAGTTGGGGGGATCGCTATTGTAAGTGAGCGAGCAGTCATTAGAGACCAAGCAGAAGTTCTAGGATGCGCCCGTGTTAGTGGTGGAGCTTGTGTTCGTAGCAGGGCTTTCGTTGGTGATAATGCAATTGTTGATAGTCTGGCAACGATTAATGAAGATGCTAAAATTGAGGGTAACGCAATAGTAACAAATAGTGCATATGTTGGCGGTCGAGCAGTTATTACTGGTAATGCTGTAGTTAAAGATAGTCAGCGTATAGAAGGCAACGCTGTAGTTAACATTGATTTATCTAAAAATTTAAAAGAAAATATTAGGTGTCAAACAGGTCTTTGTCCTATTGGTGATTATGTTATTGCGTATAAAGAAGTTAATAATGATTTAACTAGTAATTACGATAAAAATTTTAAATATGAAGTGGGAAAATGGGTAGAGGTAGATTATGAAAATCAATTAAAAATATTTTGGGAACAGAATAGTAACTATTTAGGTCCAACACCTTCTTCTCTTGAAAAGATGATAGAAATAGATAAAATAGACCCTTGTAGTGTTGGACTTCATTTTTCTAATGCTACTTATTGGAACTCTATAATGTATGATAGAATTGATGCAAGATTTAAAAAACTACCATCTACAATGCTTATCGCAAGAATTAATCTCGACGATATAATCACTGTTCAAGCAGGTAAAATTCGTTGTAAAAGAGCCTATATAATGGATAGTTATAAAATGAATTATTGACTTTTTTCTAAATTTTTGCTATAATTATTATAGTAAAATAAAGAGAGGATTGATAAAATGTACATCTGTCCTGTATGTAATAAAGAATATCCAACTGAGGAAGCAGTAGCTAAATGCTTCCTCCAATGTTGGAAAGAGAATAACCCCGAACACAAGTCTAAGAACGCTCCACGAACTGAAGATAGAGTAGAGCGTCAATGTACGCAGGAGATAGAAGATTTTTTTAAAGGTTTAGAAGAAAGGAAATAAACTATGGAAGAAGTAAGAATTAAAACTCATTTAATTATAACCGACATTCACGAAGAATATAAAATTAAATGGTATGGAAAGATAGCTCAAATGAAACCTAAGTTTAAAAATAATAAACTTCTTTTTGCTATTGTTGGAGGAAGAGGTCGAGTTGAACTTAACACCAACAATATGAAAGAAATAGAGGAAAGAGCAAAGCGTCTTACTTATCCTCGTGGAAGAACAGCGATAACCAAAGATAATGCCTATATTTATCTTATCGAAGAAGATAACACCGAGCAAAAGATTGGTACTGTCACTCATTATAAAATTAAAACCTATGCGCCTATGTATGATAAGGTTGGATATAGATATTGAAAGGAAGATTTTAATGAAAGTTTTGTTCGTGATAGACGTGCAGAATGACTTTGTTACAGAACCTCTGGGTACGAAAGAAGCACAAGCTGCTATACCTAATATAGTAAATAAGATTAGAGAGTTTGATGGCTATGTGGTAGTTACAATGGATACTCATTATGATGACTATCCTAAAACTCTTGAAGGGAAGAAACTCCCTATCCCTCATTGTAAGATGGGAACTGCGGGAAGAAATTTACCAAATGATGTATGGGAAGTAATTAAGTGTAAAAAAGAATATGCTATTTACTCGAAGAATACTTTTGGAACTTTTGAATACATTAATGAATTAAATTTTATCCACAGAAATGAAGTTCCTATTCATAAAATTGAAATAGTAGGTTTCTGTACTGATATATGTGTAATATCGAACGCACTTATACTCCGTGCAGCTTTCCCTAATATTCCTATTGAAGTAGATGCAAAATGTTGTGCAGGAGTTACTCCAGAACTTCACGAAGCGGCACTTAAAGTAATGAAAAGTTGTCAGATTGATGTGATTTAAGCCTTTAAAAACTTGACTTTTTAAAAATTTTTTGCTATAATTATTATAGTAAAAAGAAAAGAGGAGGAAGGTAATTATGATGTGGTGGAGAAATTTTAAGATTTGGCTTAAAAACTTGCTTTACAAGCTAAATCATAAGTAAGAATTATTGGTCGGTTATCCCACCTTACCCATTTGAAAAAGGCGAAAGTCTTTTGCAAGCAAAGTTAAAAGGGTATCCTTTAAGAAGAGTATTACAATAAGGTTGTTGGAGGGGATTTCCAATGTACTAGTTTCTACTCTTGGGTTTCACATCGCAGGCGTGTCTTTAATTCCTTGAAAAAGTAAAATGCACTGTATGCGTGGTCGGTTATATTACCTTATCCAAAGGTCGCAAATCTTCCTTAAAAGTTAAAAGATAAACAGTTCTGGTAGGCAATTTCGATTGCACACTTACCAGCCATTTGTGGTCGGTTATTCTACCTTACCCCACCAAAAGTTAAAAGGAATATTGAACAGAGCCTAGCACACCTCTTCTTCGCTTGAATTAGCATAGCTAATTTGTTTCCACTTGCGCTCAATGTGTCCCACGCTAGACCAATGGGTCGGTGGTTGAAGCACCTTTTCCGTGAAAGTTAAAAAACTATCTAACCTTTCGGTTTTGGAAGTCCCTCAAAGGTAAAAGAGTTTAAAACTTCCGTTTTATCTTGATTTTGAAAGTTTTGCAAGATACTACGAGATACAAAATTTTTATTAATTGAATTGCCCCGAAACTCTGCGGAGTGAGGGTAAAAGAGCTGGACGAGTCTGACTCTTTTTAATAACTCTGAGGTAGTAAATTTCGTGAGGACTACAACCCGAGTGGACGACAAGGAATACAGGTAGCTCCTGTATTGCCTGAGAGATGTGGGAGATACTTACGCCCACCAGAGTTAAGAAAATTGAGGGGATGTTCCCCTCTTTTCTTTTATTTATTTGACTTTTTTAAAATTTTATAATATAATTATTATAGAAAAAGAAAAGGAGAGGATAATAATTGAAAGATTTTGAGAAATGGTTGGAAAGAGAAAAGAAAAATGATAGAAAGGAGTTTATTATTGGTTGGTTTGTTATACCAATAATTTTTATTACTGTTGTAGTCTCACTTGCTATTATAATTACTAATATTCATTTTTCTAATCAAAAGAAAGATTATTATTCTCATAAAGCAATAGTAATTGATAATATAGAATATAAAGTAGGAGATACCGAATTTATATCCGATGATAAAACAGGATTAATTATTAAGCTTCCTAATGGGGATGAAATACACACTAACAATTATAAATTTAAAAATTGAATATTGTTTTAATTAAGAATTATTTAAAGCAATACTTAAAAAAATAAATCGGCTCTTTTGAGTACCCCAATCTTTTTATTTTAGTATTGAATTGTAAAGACATTATCTTAATTCGTAGAAAAGTTAAAGGTTTAAAATCTTTGACTTTTTTATTTTTTTATGTTATAATATTTATAGAAAATAAAGAAAGGAGATTTAATATGGGTATATTTGGAAAGAAGAAAAAGGAGATTATTTTTAAGTGTAAGTGCGGCAATACTGTAACAACAACAAAGTATGACATTGAAGAGTCTTATGATACTATACTCCGTATAAATCATATTACTTATAGTGCGAAATGTAATAAGTGTAAGGAAATTATATATAAATATGAGACAGTGAGGGATTGATATGGGATATAAGAAAATACCAGACGGATTTAGTTTTAGCACAGAATTTGATACATACATATTAGCATATTGTCCTGATGATTGCACTTGGTTTGCTACAAATAAACGATTCTTTTATTTTGAATATGATAAAGAGTTTAAAACCGAAGAAGAGGCGGTTGCATATTTTGAAAATAATTTAAAAGAGTTTTATGATATTGAATTAAAAATATGTGGTTATAGACCAAATTTTGCAAAAGATAAAATTTGTTTATTAAGAACAAAACCAGTAGGAAAAGAATTATTATCTTATACTGAGTATGATATGAAACTAACACTTCACGGTTATTGGGAAGATTGCTCTAATGGCTGGATGTGTAGTGTATGCAATAGAGATAATAGATATGATGAAGATATATGTCCTAATTGTGGCGCAATTATGGACTTGAAGTACGAGGAGGAAGAAGAGTGAAGAAGATAATTAAAGAAATAAAAACTTTTACTTGTAATCAATGTCATACAAAATTTGAAAGTGATGAATTTAAAACACATATAGATACTCTTGACGGGTGTGATATTTATAAATATATAGACACCTGTCCTAAGTGTAATAATACTGTAATAATATCTGATTACTCTAATTATGTTCCTGTTTTCCCGCCACCTAAACAAATGCCAATGTATTAAGGAGAGAGTAGAATGAAGAATATAATAATACGAGGTAAGAAGCTCGACCCACCACAAGAACTCTTTACTTGCGACCATTGTGGCTGTTTTTTTGAAACAGATGAATATTGTCTTTTAAAGAAGCCTAGTGAATTTACTTTCGATGCAATAAATTATTTTGAAACAACTTGTCCTCAATGTGGAAAAGATGTTCGTAGACACGGGTATTCCCACGAGAACATAAGGGAGATAAGATATGAACCATAAAGAGATTTTCCTTAAACCCAAATACGCATATACAAGTAATGGAAAGACTTGGTATGCGTGTCCGAAGTGCGGGCATTTAATTGCTTACCTTGTGCCGCACTGCAATAATTGTAGAACTAAAATGAAATGGAGTGAAAAGAAATGAATTTGACTTTTTGTGAACTTGTTGAAGGACTTACTATTTTACTTGAACGACATCCAGAGCTTGCAGATAAAGAAGTTACACACGCTAGTGAATGTGGATATAGTGCATCAGGTTTTGAAAGACCTCTTTGCCTTGCAGTTCCTATAATGACAGAGGAGTTTGCAGATGAAGGAAATTATATAAGAATATGTTCTGATGATGACGGATATAGGACTAATAGAGCTATTAAAGATTGGAAATTTATATATCTTTGATAAGGAGGATAACAAATGACACACGATGAGTATGCAAGAGAACTTTACCAGAAAGAGAAAGATAATACCACACCAGTAGTAGAAGCAGCAAATCATTATTATTGCGGATACTGCGAGATAATTATTGATAGATATAAGGCAAACTATTGCTACAACTGTGGAAAAAAACTTGATTGGAATAAAGTAGTAAAGGATTAAAGAAAGGAGATTTAGTAATGCTTGCACTGCAAGATTTTATAATGAAGAATGAGGATTGGAAAGAAAAACTTTCTAACCCTCCTTATTCGCTTATAATAAAAGAAAAGGATAATCTTGTCCTTTTTAAATATACTCAGGGAGTATCTGATTTTAATGAGCCTATATGTAATGAAGCGCGTGGAATAATACTTGAAAAGGGAACTTGGAAAGTAGTAAGAATAGCGTTCAATAAGTTCTTTAATCTTGGTGAAGAGCACGCGGCAGATATAGATTGGGAAACTGCGGTAGCAACTGAAAAGATGGATGGTTCGCTTATATCTTTCTATTGGTACAATGGAGAGTGGAGAGTTGCTACTAATGGTTGTATAGATGCTGAAGATGCGCCTTGTGACGGAGCATTTAAGACTTTTAAGGATTTGATAGATAGAGCATTGGAAGATAATCCTATTAACTTTAATAGCCTTAATAAAAATATAACTTATACTTTTGAACTTTGCACTCCTCATAATCAGCAGGTTGTTGAGTATAAAGATTTTAAACTTTATTTCTTGCTTGCAAGAGATAACCGTACTCTTGAAGAATATATAGATTTTAAGATTGCGTGGTTGAATGGTTTTGAAATGCCTAAGCTATATCCTATTAAGGGTAATAAGGAAGATTTTAAAAAATTTGTTGAAACTTTTGGCGATGATAAAGAAGGCATTGTTGTAAAAGACTCTGGTTTTAATAGAGTTAAGATAAAGACTGAAACTTACTTCCAACTTCACCACTGGTTGAACAATGGTAATGTAGGTAGAAAGAGAATATTTGAACTTTTAGAAACAGGAGAAGATAGCGAGTTTTTAGCTTATTTTCCAAGATATAAAGATGCTTTTAATAATATGAAGAAGGAAATTGAAAATGCTAAATATAAGATAGAAATTGTAGAAAAGTTTGTTGCAAGATGGAAAGACAGACATCCTGACGGTACTAAGAAACAGTTTAGTGAGTTTGTTAATCTAACAACTGAGAAATATCAGTTCTATTTTTATAGAGCATATGATTATGGAAAGATTGAACCGCCAGAAGATATTAATATGCGTATGAAGTTTTATAAAATTGAACCGTAACGTTGTCGCTCCGCGGGGCCGCACCTTCTATATGAAAGGGGAATTGATGCTGTCGGCGACCCTCGCTGGAAGCGTCAAGGTAAACAGATCAGCGACGCGAAGGAGGATTAGAATAGTGGTAGGAATAGTAATATTAATTATATTTTCACTTGTTTTTATAGGAGTGGGATTGGGATTAATGGTATCTGGTTCACAAAGTATGAAAGTATTTATTAAAAAATCAATTATAGGTACTATTCTTATAGCATTAGGCATTACAGGAATAGTTATTGATAATGCTTGTTATACAGAAAAAGATACGGGTTATAAAGTAGTTGATGTTGAGTATCTCAAATATAATGATGTAAGATTAACATTAAAAAAAGATGGAAAAACTTTTTGGATAATAATGGATAAAGATGAATATAGTGGAGAAGATACTATTGGTCTTAGTAAAAGAGATTTAGCAAAATACAAAAATACTAAGGAGGATTAAAGTAATGTTATGGATAATATTATCTATGTTTTTCTCCGTATTTGATGATGAAGAAGAGGAAGAAGAGGAGGACTAAAATGGAAGAGTTCGAAGCTAAATATATGGAAGAGGAGATAGTAGTTAGAGTTACAAGAGCAAGTGATTATACTTATAGCGAATACTACAGAATTAGTATATTTTCATTAGGTTCTCTTTTAAACCACTTAAAAAAGAGATACAAAGAAGATTGGTTCGTAGTAAATTTAAACGATAATAAAAATGATATATGTGATTATAATGTTAAAGTCGTAATCTATGACGCTCATATAGAGAAAGGATGATTAGAATGGGAACATTGTTTTTAGTTTTTGGTACAGCTGTTTGTATAGTAGGTATTGTGGGAATGATTTTCTCTATTACTGATAGAGATACCAGTTTTATTGTCGAGGCAACTCTTATGACCATTGTTGGAGTTCTTTTAATCATTGGTTCATTTTCATCAGGAACAAAACAAGAGTATGAAGTTACTCATGTTGAACACTTAGAGCAGGATGATGTAAGGGTTACTATTAAAAGAGACGGGGTAAGCTTCTGGATAATAATGAATGAGGAAGATTACAATAACGAAACAACTTTAAATTTAAGTCAAGACGAAATAAGCGATTATCCTAACTCGAAGAATAAAAATGTTTGACTTTTCTTTAAATTTATAGTATAATATTATAAAGAAAGGGGAATTAAAATGGAAGTTATTAGTAAATTTTCTCACCCTGAACATATGAAAGAGATTATAAACTATCTTAATGAAAAAGATTGGGTAATAAATTGTAATTTAGAAGTATTAGAAAAGTTATGGTATGTTTATTCTGAGACGCATGGCGCGTCTTGGTTATATCCAAATAAATATCTTATAGAAGATTTTATTAAATATATTAAATGGATAGATATAAAAGATGCGGAGAAAATGGACTATTATGGAAATATAATAGGGAAGGAGGATTAAAATGAAGATAATAAATCCAGCATTTTGGAAACAGCTTCAGGATATAAACGATACAGTAAGAGCAATAAAATCTCCACTGTTGATAGTAATGGTTGGACTCCCTGGAAGTGGGAAAAGCTTCGTTGCAAAACAGCTCGCAGAAGTTAATGATGATATATCTATTGTTTCCTCTGATGCTATAAGAGAAGAGTTCTATGGCGATGCTAATGACCAGTCTCACAATGATAAGGTCTTTCAGGTTGTCAATAAAAGAATTAAAGAAGGTCTTATAGCAGAAAAGAAAGTTATTCTTGATGCGACAAATATATCTAAAAAGAGAAGAAAGACTCTTCTTAGAGATTTAAAATATCCTAAATCAATGGCAATAGTAATGGCAGTTCCAGAATATATCTGCAAAAAGAGAGATGAAGAAAGAGACCGTCACGTAGGTCCTGATGTTATCAATAGAATGATAAAGAATTGGTGTCCTCCTCATTACACGGAAGGCTTTGATTTTATTTCTATTATTTATGATTATGACAATAGTGCTAATTTTTATAATCCTGTCCTTGCTCTTGAGAGCGCAGTACAGATAAACCACGATAACCCTCATCATTCTCTTTCAATAGGTGAACATATGCTTAAAGCAGGAGAGCTTATACAGGAAGAGTTTAAAGCAGGTTGTCCTTTCTATCTTTATGCCGCTGCTCTCCTTCATGATATAGGTAAGCCCTACGTTAAGTCTTATGGTGAAGATGGTGTAGCTCATTACTACAACCATCAGAACTACGGAAGCTATTTAGGTTTATTTTATGCAGATTATATGAAATTTAGTTTAGAGGAGGCTCTTGACTTTATCAATATAATCTACTACCATATGGAGCCGCTGTTGTCTTGGAAGAGAAGTGAGAAAGCGCACGCAAAAGCAATAGAAGAACTCGGACATCTTTATAATGATATAATGGCAGTACATTCAGTCGATATAAAAGCTCATTAAGGTCTATAAGATTTTATAGACCTATTTTTTTTATTGACTTTTTTAAAAATTTTTGTTATAATATATATAGAAAAGTTAGAAAGGAGTTTTGAAAATGGCTAAATTGACTAAATTGGATATAGCAAAAATTATAATTAGTGAGAGAATTTCTAGCGCAGATTTGGGAATTTTTAATACTCGAAATATAGTCGGGGATCCTATGACAACTGTTTATAGAGGTAATAATTTAACAATAGACATTTGTTATCCTCACGCGTATTTTGAAGTTTTTGGACTTAGTGAAAAAGAATTTGAGGAACTTGCAGATTTTTATACAATAAAGAGGGAAGAGTATTTTAAAAGTTTGGGTGAGGAGGAAGATTGATGCAATATATTAAAGTAACTTACGATGTGCCGCGCTTCGCAAAATTTTGCATAGTTAATTATTATGCCTTTGATGATAAAGTGACAGTAGATAAGATAAAAGAGTTCCTTAGAGATAAGCAGGACGAGTTTGAGTGTGAAGTTGCAGAGTTTCTTGTAAAAGTGTTCGATTATACTGAACCAGCTGCGATATTTGCAGCGAGTGTGAATGTAGATTGGGATTTTATAGATATTAAAAGTGTGCAGCTTTGATAGAGTTGTAGTAAACTTTGAAGGGCGGCGCAAGGTAAGGAGGAAGAATAATGGAACAGAATATTTCAAAGGAGAATTTTCTTAATGCAATAAATCTTATCTCGGATTTTTGCTTTTGTTCAGAATGTGAAAATTGCCCGTGTTTCTTTTGTAAGAAATGTATATTAACTGAGCCGCCTATGATGTGGAATACAAAGTTTATTGAGAGAGGCTTTAAGGAGGAAAATAATGTTAACACCTGAAGAATTTATAGAAATAATGAAACAGATAAGTCTTTGGTCTTATGAAACAGAATTGACTATTGATGAAAATGAAGATACCTTTTGTCCTTCACATGAGGTATGTAGTTTAGATAATATAGAAGAAATATTGTTAAAATATACTTCTCATAATGACTAATTTTAAAGCCATAGTTAATTCTATGGCTTTAATTTTATTGACTTTTAAAAATTTTTTATATATAATATTTATAGTGAAAAATTTAGAGAACCTATTTAAAAAATCTACTTTTAATTTACAAATGGAGGCGAGGTAAATGTATAAGGATTACGATAAGATGACAAAGAAAGAAAAGAAAGCCTATAACAATTCGAAGCGCGGCACTTGGTATGGAGTCAATCCAGTAACAAGAGTTAATAAGTCTTATTTAAAATATAAAAAGAAGAAAGCAATGCTTAAAGGAACAGATTAAAAAAAATTGACTTTCTAAGAAATTTTTGATATAATATTTATAGAAAAAATGAGAGAAAGGAAGGAATGTTAAATGAGTTTTAAAAAATACGATATTGTTAAAATTATCAAACCTTATTGGAGTGATTACCCATCAGACCCGCACATTGGTAAAGAAGCTATTATTACCAAAATTTTTGGTGGCAAATATGATTTAACATTTCTTGACGGAAGTGGTAGTTCTGCGTGGTGGGAAGATTATCAGCTTTCTTTCTTGAGAGAAGGCAATGAAGATACTGTTAAAGCAGCAGAAATTAACTATAATAAAAAGACACAGTTAGCTCAGTCTTGGGATTGGCTTAAAGACCATTGGACAGATAATACCATAAGTTCAACGTCAATGTTATTTTTAATGAATGAGATTGGTTATCATTCTGCTTTTGAACGTAATGGAGAATATTTTGTTCTTTTTATGGAATTTAAGGCACTATATCCTATTTTTGATTGTCTTTTTAAAGGAGAGTTGGATAATGCTTTGTCTATTGCAGATAAAGTTTTTAAACCGAACTCTCATAATGAAGCTAAAGAAAATATAATAAAGTGTTATAATAAAATCCATAATTAAAAAGAAAGGAGTAATTCATATGGTACAAAAGAAATATAAAGATATTGAGCGCCTCAAGGACAAGTATGCTGGAGGTTTTACAAAAGGAGAGCATATTACAATAACAGAGAAGATTGACGGCGCTAATGCGTCTATTCGTTGTGATGAAGAGGGTAATGTTATTTGTTTCTCTCGTCGTAACGAACTGACACCTTTTAATACGCTTCAGGGTTTTTACGAGTATGTTCAAGCTTGGGATAAAACTGGAATTGTTAATACTCTTGGAACTCGCTATATTCTTTTCGGTGAGTGGCTTTGTAAACATACTATTCGTTATCCAGAAGATAGAATGAAGCAGTTCTATGTATTTGATGTTTGGGATACAGAGACTGAAGAGTACCTGCCGTGGGAGCGAACAAAGGTTTTTGCAGGAGCACTTGGATTTAAAACTGTTCCATTGTTCTTTGACGGAGAGTTCACGACTTGGGAAGATGTATATGCTTTTGTTGGTAAGACTGAAATGGATGCCGAGCCTTCTGGAGAAGGAATTGTAGTTAAGTCACAGGATAGACTTGATAATAAGTCAAGCAGAACTCCAGAGTATGTTAAGATTGTTGCAAAGGAGTTTTCAGAGGTTCATAAGAGCAAAGAGCATAAAGAGATTGATACTGAAGCTCTTGCGGCAAGAGAAGCTGCAAAGGCTTTGGCTATGACTATTGTAACAGAGAGAAGAGTTGTTAAGGCAATCGAAAAAATGATTGAAGATGATATTATTCCTGTTGATTGGGACGAGCATAATCTTGGTGTTATTGCTAAGAATCTTCCTCGTGCAATTTATAATGATTGTGTAAAGGAAGAGCCAGAAACAGTAGCGCAAATTGAAGATTTTGGAAAGATTTGTGCAGGAATTTCTATGGAGATTGCAAGAGGACTTATAAAATAATCTTAAAAAAAATTGACTTCTTAAAAAATTTTTGATATAATATTTATAGAAAAGAAAGAAAAGAGGTCAAAATTTATGAAACCATTTAGAGACATAGAAATAATGCCTGAAATAGTAGAGTTAAAGTCTATTATCTACAATGATTTAATAGCAAATGCTCCAAAAAGAACAGATGTTCTTGACTATTGGACTAAAGCTAATTATATTGCAGAAAGAACAGGATTAAAAATAGACTATAATTTTATTATCGCAATCACTTCTTTAAAGGAAGAGAAAAAAATTCTTATAGAAGAAGATATAGATTACGGTCTTATTATAAAAGTAAGATAAAGAAAGGATAGATTTTATGTTTGGTTTTAAAAGAGTGGTTAAAATACTTGCACCTAATGTTAAAGTTAAGATAGATACTACTGATTCGACCAGCTTTGATTTTGCACACAACAAAATTATAATAGGTTATGACTTTAATGATGATGAATTTGGTTTTAACTATCATCTTAAAACTGCTCATAAGTGCAAGTTTGCTGATAAAATTTCTAATGAGCTGTGGACTATACTTCACGAACTTGGACATTATTATACCAATAGCGGTATAGAAGATGAAGAGCAGGCACAGTTTGTTAGGTCAATTTGCGCTATACTTGGTGATGATGTAGTTAAGGGCAATAGAGAAGTTCAGGCTATGTACTATAATCTCCCTTCAGAGTGGGCTGCAACTGAATGGGCTATTGATTTTGTAAGAAAAAATAAGTGGAAAGTGGTTTTTCTTAATTTCCTTGCAAAGTTTTAAGAAAACCGCACCACTATGGTGTGTGATATATAGTCTTCCAAGACAATAAAAGGGTTAAAGTATGAGATTGTTTGAGTATTAAGTTCTTCTCAATACTTTCTAAAACAAGTAGAATGAACTAAATATATCGGGGTAAGCGAGAGCGACCGATAAATAAATGCTATGCCTCGTACACCACGGCTTCCGTAACCACCGTGGGTTGAAAATAATGGAAGCGGCGGGTGGAGCACGAGATTACTCCATATGGGAACATAAGTCAATGGTGAGACTGCTACCCTGATAAGGTAGTAATGGTAGTTCGACTCTACCTGTTCCTATTAAATAAAAAAGATTATGAGTGGTGCCTCACAGGCACGTTGGTGATTACTGTAAGGAAGCTGAGTCAAGACTAGACTTGTCAGCGCTCGCCATCGCTGTAAGAGCCGCCTTAATCATACCTAGTCAGTATATGCGACCATAGCTCAGTGGTGAGAGCACTCGCCTTATAAGCGAGCGATATGAGTTCGACTCTCATTGGTCGTACCACGGGCTGTTGTTTCCCACACGGGTGGGGCGTGTTTGTCAGCCATAAGCTGTCAGAAGAGTTGCGTCGACGCCAGTAATCAAAACAAACACAAATATATGCCTCTATAACTCAGTTGGTAGAGTATCACCTTCATAAGGTGCGAGCCGCAGGTTCGACCCCTGCTAGAGGTATTTTTAGCTATGCCGAAGTACAAGGTTACCAATCTCGGGCAGAACTGCACAGCCTTGATAACAATGGATACGATGTGCTATTACCAGAGTCTATGAGGAGTAGCTACCTCACTAAAGTTGACGAATAAAAAGTAGACTGGGGCGTTTAGGACGGAGATTGGATAGCTAAATATGACACAGTAGCCAAGTGGAAAGGCAGGGCGCTGCAACCGCCTGAGCGTAGGTTCGACTCCTATCTGTGTCTTTATATGGGTTCTTGGTGTAATGGTAGCATACTAATCTCCAAAATTAGTGGTATTCGTTTGATTCGAGTAGGACCTGCCAATATGCTTCCATAGGATAATGGTAGTCTAACGACCTTGTAAGTCGTAGGTGTCTTTTCGAATAAGACTGGAAGCTTTAAGAGGAATAGTTAAGTAGTCGCGCACTTAATGAAAAGATGTCTCCCAAACATTTTTCCTCTTTTTATTATTTTGGGAATAAAATACTTGGGAGGTATTTAATATGATAGGAATTTATAAGATTACAAATAAAGTAAATGGAAAATGTTATATAGGATAGTCCATTAATATAGCAAGTCGCTGGAAACGCCATAAGAATACTGCATATAATCCAAATGATGAGTCTTATGATAATCCTTTATATCAATCTTTTAGAAAGTATGGTATAGAAAATTTTTCATTTGAGATTTTGGAAGAATGTAGTAAAGAATTGTTAAATAGTAAAGAAAGATATTGGATACAATATTATAATAGTTATAACAATGGCTACAATCAAACTGACGGAGGGTCAGAGAAGTTTTGGTCGGGAAAACTATCAAAAGAGTAGATTGTTGAAATATGTGAATTATTAAAAATGGGCAACTTAACTTAGCAAGAAATAGCAAATAAATATAATACATCTTAGCAAATAGTTGATTTAATAAATAGAGGTATTTCATATGTTTTAGAAGGATATACTTATCCAATCAGAAGTTATCATAAAAAAATAGCTTATTGCATAGATTGCGGAAAAGAAATATCAAGAAATGCTACTCGGTGTTCAGTTTGTTCTTCTAAAAATAGAATGACATTTAAAATTTCAAGAGAAGAATTAAAACAATTAATTAGAACAATTCCTTTTATTTAGATAGGAAAAATGTTTAATGTTTCTGATAATGCTATTCGAAAATGGTGTATTAAATATAATTTACCCAAAACAAAAAAGGAAATAAAATCTTATTCTGATGAAGAATGGGAAAAGCTTTAAAATATTTGACTTTTTTCAGAATTTATGATATAATTATTATAGAAAGTGAGGAAAAGAAATGAAGTTTATTGGTGAATACGATAACGGTTATTGCGGTAACGGTGATAATGTCTACTTTTTTGAAGCAGACAATATAGATGCTGTATATGCTTATATGGCAGAAGGTCTTTATGAGTGGGCAGAACAAAATGTTATTGGAGTTGAAGGCTATACCTTTGGAGAAGGCTTTGACTCTAAAGAAGATGAAGATTACTACTTTGATAACTGTGATTACATAGTGTTTGAAGTAGATGAAGATGAGTTCTTCACTCGCCTTGAAGATGAAGGGTTTGAGAAAGATGATGTAATTAAACTTTAAAAGAATATTTGACTTTTTTTGATTTTTATGATATAATAATTATAGTAAAGAAAAGAAAGGAGAAAAATTTATGGAACATATACTTTGGGCAGTTGAATGGGAAGGCGAGTGTCCGCAGGACGTATTCTCAACCCTTCAGGACGCAGAAGAGTTTGTACTTAAAAGAATTAAAGAAGAAGAGCCAAATGATGAATGTTATGAGCTGGCAGTAAAAGATATAGAAGCATCTTATAACGAGCAGAGAGGATTTTATATAGACAGTTATGTCTATTGTTATCCTGTAAAACTTCACGACTAAGAAAGGAAGATTATTATGGCAAGAACAGGAACTTGTATTTGGGCAGTAGAATGGGTTGACATCTCCGTAGATATAGCTTTTGAAAGCCTTTCTGATGCTTTTGATTATGTAGTAAATGAAACAATAGGAAATTCAGAGGAAGAAGCAATTCTTAAAGAACTCAAAGAAAACTTTAGCGAAAAAGGTTTCTGAGCTGAGGATTGGGTTTGGTGTTATCCAATAACCCTTTATAAGAAAGGAGAATAATAATGGGATATTACACATATATGAACGCAGAACTTAAAACTGCTCCTGATGGAAAGTGGATTGAAGATACCTCTCCTATTTATAAGGAAGTTGAAGAATGGTTTACTAAGTGTTTCGAAGATAAAAATGCTCTTGAAACTATCCTTACAGGTGAAAGTCTTAAATGGTATGAAGTTGATCAGGATATGGTAGAGTTTGCAGAGAAATTTCCTGATGTATATTTTATACTTTGGGGAGAGGGAGAAGATAGAGGAGACGATTGGATAATTGAAACTTATCAAGGCGAATTTCACAAGAGTTATGCAGATTATACGCCTCCGAAAACTTACTTCGAATAAGTTAAAAATAATTGACTTTTCAAAAAATTTTTAGTATAATATATATAGAAAAGTTGAGAAAAAGTTTTGCAAGTTTTCTAAGAAACTTTGCTCTGCTACTCGTATGGCGGGATTACGATAGCTGAAATTAAGTCCCGCACTAAATGAAAACCTAAAAATCGTTAGGTCAGAGAGGAAACACATAGCAAGACCGTGCCAATTTTATTGGGGCTATCGGGGAGCGTTAAGAGTATCAGTCCCGATTTGTCAAACTCTTAGCTGATGATACTTATTTGGGCTTTTAGTTCAGTTGGGAGAACGCATCCCTTGCAAGGATGAGGTCGTCGGTTCGATTCCGACAAGGTCCACCACTTAAACTCCACTAAGGCTTCGGAGTATAAAGATGCCCTTGTCGACAATAATGGATAGCCTATCCAATAAGTCGTATGAAAATGAAATGGCGACTCTCGGTTCTAAGAGTATAAATAAGACGTGACCTGAGCATTGTCAATAAACTACTCGTTAATTTACCCTTGTAGTTCAATGGAGAGAACAAGCGCCTTCTAAGCGCTAAACGTGGGTTCGACTCCCGCTGAGGGTATTAAATGCGGATATAATTCAACTGGGAGAATACTTGTCTTACACACAAGAGGTTGCAGGTTCGAGTCCTACTATCCGTACTAAATGCTCCATTAGTTTAATTGGTAAAATAGCAGACTCTTAATCTGTCAGAGTAAGGGTTCGAGTCCCTTATGGAGTATCAATAACTTAAATAAATTAATATGGGAGATTAGCTCGAAGGTCGAGCAAGCGGCTGTTAACCGCTAGGCGTGGGTTCGATCCCCTCATCTCCCGCCAGTAGAGGAGTCAACCTCATTAATAGAACCGTCATTGAGCACTTGACGTTAATATAAGTGTTGTAGGCAAGCTGCTAATCCGATAGAGATTGAATTAACATAGTAAGTGCTATCCCCAAGGCTCGAGACGCAAGGGTAGTCTCTCAAAATCGTAAACGCAGTAAAATCCTAGCCGCGGCGGTAACGTTGTCCTCCTATCCGCGCTATAAATTTGGGTGGACACTTTATGGGAGAGTATACCGTAACTGGTAGCGGGGCAGACTGTAAATCTGTTGTCTTAGACTCTGAAGGTTCAAGTCCTTCCTCTCCCACCACAAGGGTTTGTTAGCTTTTTTCCAGAAAAACTATCTGACTTTTGATTTGTTCAAGAAGAATAATCAGGTTTTATTTCTTTGACCTACAAAAGGGCGCTGCTGGAGCGAGAGAAAGCTGCGTTTGGTTGTTTAGGAGAGGGGAAACAGCACTGGCGGCACGGCGTCTGTGAGAGGTACAGCTGGCTTCACCGTGTATTTTGGTTCATTAGTTTAATAGTAAAATATAGCCCTGTCACGGCTAAGTCAGGGGAGCGTAACCCCTATGAACCGCCATAACGTTCGTGAGTTACTCGTCGAAAGCTCTCTGTCAAGTATGGATAGTCTGTCCAATAAGACATTAAAATGAAATGACTCCGTTCGCCTTGCTAACGGTTACCCACCAAGGTAAGTCAAGAATGGGTAAGCAATCCAATAAGACTTCATAAAATGAAATGCAGGTTAGAAAGTTAAACAGTTATACCTCCTCATCAGAAAAACTAAACTCCTTACCATTTCCAAAACAAAGCTAAGACTTGACAAGATTTTGTTCGGAGAAAATGGCGGCGGGCTTATCTCGATATGGTAGGCGGTGGCTGTAACCTACTGAAAAGTTGCAGGGTAGCTGACATAAACCTAGATTATGTTAGGGAGCTGAATAACCCCTTTGAGAAGATTACCCCTCTCATAAGGTTGATTACCATTATTCAATATTGTTGCCTACCAATGTCCCTATTTGTATAGGGGCATTGTTTATTTTTATTGACTTTTTAAAAAATTTTTGGTATAATATATATAGAAAAGATAAAGAAAGGAAGAAAATCTATGAACTTTTTAACTAAACTTGCAACAGAAAATATAGAGAATTATAATCAGTATCTCGATAGAATGACAGTTTCGACAGAGGTATCGACAAAGAAGAATATTCCTTTCTATGTAAAGGGAGATAAAATTCTTGATGTTGGGTGCGGCAGTGGAGTAATGCTTGAAAAGTTAAGAGAACTTTATGGTAAGAAAGAGATAGTTGGTCTTGAGATTAACAAATATGCCGCAGATATTTGTAGAAGGAAAGGCTTTAGAGTTATTGAAAAGCCTATTGAAGAAATTAATGAGAAATTTGATACAATTATTTTCTCGTCGGTTCTTCACGAAATAGCTTCGTATAATGATAATAAAGATAAGTATGAGATAATTAAGAATGTACTTAATGCGGCATATGATAGACTTACTGCTGGCGGAAGAATTATTATTCGTGACGGAGTTGAAGCAGGCGTTTATGGTATAAATGTTGAATTTAAGAATAAAGAGGTAGTTAAGGATTATTTTAAATATTGTGAAGATATTGGATACAACAATCCTTTTACAAGACAGACTGTTATGGGCAATACTGTATTAGATTTTGCACCAGTAATTAAAGAGTTCTGCTTTACATATACTTGGGGCAAAGATAGCTATGCAAGAGAAGTAAAAGAAAGATTTGGTATTCTTACTGCTGATGAGTGGTACAGAGTTGTAGATAATCTGTATCGTATAAAATACTTTGAAACGAATAAGGAACAGTATTTGGATTATATAAAAAAATTTTGTGTGATTGACAATAATTTAGAGAAAATGTTTGAAGATGCTACTGTTTTTATAGTAGCTGAAAGATTATGGTAAAGGAGTTTAAAATGACGGATTATGAAATGTATCGTGGTGGTATGATACAATGTATGTATGCTTGGGAAAATCTTGGTTGGGGTGAAACACCTGACGGATTTTATGTATATGGAACACAGAAGGGAATTGAAGACCAAATGATGTTTGATAAAAACGGAGATTTGGTTTATCACTTTGTAAATGGCGTAGAATATGTAGGATATGACGAGTATTTTTATAAAGAGGAAGATTAACTATGTATATGATATGGGATTTTTATCACGGTGAGTCGCGGCTCATCGGTCAGACAGAAGATAAGCTTGAGGTTCAGGAGATAATTGATACCTATATGAAAGATAATTATGAATATGATATAGAAGTTACTTGTAATGGTCTCTTTGTTACAGGTCAATTTTATCTTGCACCGTGGTATGAACTTTCTGAAGATAATGACTGTTAAGATAGGAGATAATTATGTATAAAGTTGAATTTGAAAATATGAATGGAGTTCGTAGAGAAATAGGCAGGGCGGCTCAACGTGAGGAAGCATTTAAGATAATCAACAGTTTCCTTGATGACCATAACTATAAGTCCTATTACTTTAGAACTTGGAATACAAAGGATAATGAAGAGAAGATTGATGTAGGCAGTTGGAGTGAATTTTTTTATATTGTGGAGGAAGAGTAATGAGAAGCAGAACTATGTTAATAAAAAGGCAATTCAAATTAAATGAAGATAAGAAATTTGCAGATGAGCAGGCACTTAGTCATAAAAGAATATATGAAAAGTTTAAATCAATTTCAGATAACTGCGAGAAAGAAATAGCGCAAATTGATAAAGAATTAAAAGAAATAGAACAAGATAGAGTTGAACATTTTGCTCTTTGCTCTATTGATAATGCGATAAAACAGTTAAGCGATTATTGTCAAAATCAAGCAAAAGGTAATTGTGAAAAGTGTAAAATTCAGAAATATTGCTTAGATTATACTATATGTGATTGGGACAATGTCAGATAAAATGGAGGTCAATTAAATGGAAAAAGATTTTAGTATCCATATAAAACAAATTAACAGTAAATCCGACGACTATATGGAAGAGGTTTTGGAAAATATAAAGGAAATGACAAGTCACTATTATTGTATCCAAGAACCATTTCGGTCTTGGGTTGATGCAGTAATAGATACTGATACTTTTGATGTAGATGAAGAAATAAATCTTCTTTCTCGTCATTATCCAAATTATGCGTTTAAGGTTACCACTTATGATAATGAAATTGAACAGGATAGAACAACTTATACCTTCAATGGAAAAAGTGTTCAGTTTACTCCTGTTGTTAAATCTGCAGAGGAAGTGGCACAAGAAATGTTCCCAACAATTAATACTATCTTTGATAGTTATAATTATATAGAAGTAGATACTATATTTCACTAAGGAGGAGTTATTTTCTAATGGGTAACTACAAACAGAAGAGAAAACCAGTCGATCCCGTCGAGCAATTTCTTGCTAATCTTGAAGCGGAACAGCGTCAGCAAGAGGGGAATAGGAGAAAGAAAAGGAGAAACGATAAGAAACGCTATAAGAACAAGAAAGATTATGATGACTATTGGGAATAAGTTAAAATTTAAAACCAATTAACATAAAGTTTAAAATTTATTAAGAAAAAATTACTTGATTTTTTTTCAAAAATATGATATAATATATATAGAAAAGTTAAGAAAAAATATTTTTGAAAGGAGAATTGCTGTGAAAGTTTATGTTGTTACAAGAACTTTTAAACACGATGCACCTGATATTCTTTTATATGAAAAATATCTTGATGCGTTTGGTAAGTTCAATGAGTTTCTTGGGGAATATATCACTACTGATGTTGAGGACGAGGGTCTGAAACCAGAAGAGAGTGCAAGAAATCTTACTTTTGAACACCTTGATAGCAAAGACGAATTTGGAAATCCTCTTCCGATTTGCTATGATGACAATGTAGAATGGTACATTGATTATATGGAAATCAAATAACAGCATTGACTGCGGCAGTAGTTTCAGTCTTGTAAGGCTGTTGGCGGCTCGGAAAGACGAGCAAATATGCCGCCGTAGCTCAACGGATAGAGCAACTGCCTTCTAAGCGGTAGATAAGGTTTCGATTACCTTCGGTGGTTTTATTTGCCCCTGTCGTTCAACGGAAAGGATACGGTGCTACGAACACCGAGATAGAGTTTCGATTACTCTTGGGGGCATCAAACAAAAGTAAAGGAGAATTAAAATGGATAAACATATATTTGTTAATGCAATGAAAGGTTATATCAACCAGAAGAAGAAAGCTGATGAAACAATAGAAAAACTCTATGACCTCTTTGGTTTTGGAGCTTATGAGTTGTTTGATAATAATACCTATGAAGTCCTTTTCATTAATACTGTATCTGATGCTATTAATGACAAGGCAGGGTGGCTTCCATATTTTGTATGGGAGTGTGAATGTGACTTTAATGAGTTCAATGAGAGAGTTACTGTTAGTAACGAACATCCCAATATAAAAGACTTTAAAGACCTTTATGAGTTTATTAACCCTAAAAATAATTGACTTTTCAAAAAATTTTTGTTATAATATATATAGAAAAGTTAAGAGAGGAGAAAAAATAAAATGGATAAAATCTATGTAGCAACTTGGACGTCTGAATATGGTGACCAGCGTAAAGGTTTTGCCAATAAAGAGGACGCAGAAAAAGAAATCCGTAGTTGGATTGGACAATATATCTTTGATACTTTTGAGGGAGATGGTATCGAGGAAACAATAGACCTTCTTAAAACCATTGCTATTCGTAATGAAGCTATTTTTGATAATGTATGGTATCAGATAGATAAAGACGAAGTTTATGTCGAGGAAATTGATTTTAAAGATAAGTAAGGAGGATTACTATGAGTGAGTATATAGAGTTTTATGTTGGTAAAGGTGATACTCTTATAGAACTCAATGCTTTTTGTAGAAGCTCTACAATATATCAATTCTTCGTTGAATATTCCGCTATTCCTTATGAGAAAGTTCGTAAGATTTTTCCAAGCGACGTTGAGTATATAACAAAATATATCAATGATGAAATAAAACATCTTAAAAAGAGCAAGAAGAAATCAGAGAAAGAGCTTAAACGACTTCATCAGGCAGTTGGAGATTTCTATAAGACTGAGGAAATACATCAGACTTACGAGAATATATCTAACTACATCGAGGAAATAGATAGTGAAATAAAACAGTGCAAGGCGGCACTTCACTTCACTCAAGTTCTCTACGATATGGTAGATAGCGCAAAATATCTTGATAATGAAGTCAATTATTATGTTGGCGTAGAGAGTGGAACTAATCCAGAAATAGAAAATACAGAGGATTAAAAATAATTGACTTTTTTAAAATTTTTTGATATAATATATATAGAAAAGAGAGAAAAAGAAGAACCTCTCTTAAACATAAATACAACTTTTAACTAAGAGAGCCGTACTCGTTAAAACGGAGAAAAGGAGAATTTATATGGCACTTACATTCAGAGGTTTTTATGAGGCAATCGTTGATGGTAATGTTTCTGACGAGGTAAAGGAGTTTGCTCAGACACAGATTGAGAAGCTCAACGCAAGAAACGAGGCAAGAAAGAACAAGGAGACACCTGCTGCTAAGGCAAAGGCTGAAGCTGATGAGGCTCTTCGCCAGAGAATTGTTGAGGTAACTGAGGTTGGAGTTAACTACACTGCAAAGGCAATCGCTGATGTTCTTGCAGATGGCACTAACTTCCAGAAAGTTGCAACTGTTATGAAGGCACTTGTTGAGAATGGCACTTTCGTTAAGGGCGAGACAAAGATTAAGGGTAAGGGTAAGGTAAACTGCTACACAAAGCAGTAATCAAAACCAATAAACCAATAACAACATAAAGGTTACGGCGGTCTTATGACCGCCTACAACCACTTAACGAAAAGGAGATTACTGTATGTTTAATTATACCGAAACAAAAGATATGACGACAAATAAGATTAAAGATGCCGCAAGACTTGAGGTTGTAGAAAAGGTTCTTGAACTGCTTGCTCCCTTTGATGCAAGAATGGTTAGGTCTGACGGCGAGCACCCTACAAATGATATTGGTCTTTATGTTGGAGAGATAGAGCTTAAGGACGGAACAACAGTTCCCCTGTGTGCAACACTTTCCATTTCTATGAAAGACCCTGTTGATAGACGCACAGCTAAGAAAGTTTTCCCTGCGTATGATCTCGCTGCTGCAACTCAGAGATATAATGATTATCTTGTTAGAAAGATTGAAAATGATGCAACAAAAGCAGCGCTAAAGGAAAAGAAGATTGCGCAGGATAACGCAAAGAGAGAGAAGAAAGCACAGACTGAAGATTAATCTGGAGGTAAACAATGGCAGAAAGAAAAGTAATTGACTTTACTGAAGAGAAGAAGGTTTCTGTTATAAAGGAACAGGCAAGACAGTCTGTTCTGAATGATATATGGGAGTTCCTCACCCAGAGATATGAAAAGGTTGGAAGAGTTGGTAGTAATCAGGTAGCAGTTGTGGCAGGAGTAGCCAATGATGATGATGGGTTTGCTCAAGATGTGGTTGTTGTGTTTGATGCAACTACTAAGCCTTGGTATGATAGAACTGTTAATGATAAGGGAGTTAAACTTTCCAGACCAGTAGTAAGATATGTTTTTGATGAAGAGACTGAAGCATATGAGAAAGATAAGGGTGCAAAGAAAGCACCCAAGAAGTAAAGCCTATAAGAATTAAACATTTTTATACAACTCCTCTAAGAAAGGAAGTCACTAATGTGGCTTCCTTTTTTGCTTATACCTTTCGCCGCAGAAGTGACCTGTTCCCCGGGATCAACCTGCGAGGGCGGCAGAAAAGTGTAAACAAATTGTTAATTTTGCGACACTTGAGGGGAATAAGTCAAAACCCCTTTACTTTCCCTTTTGTTTAAATAAATTGACTTTTTAATTTTTTTATGATATAATATATGTAGAAGATAAAAAAAGGAGGAAAATAGTATGCTCGTTAAAATATGGCTTGATGATATAAGAGTAGCACCTGATGGATACTATTGGTGTACGTCTGTAAATGATGCAAAATACTACATTCAAGAGTGTGAAGAGCGTGGGATAGAGATTAAAGTTCTTGACCTTGATCACGACCTCGGTGACTATGCTTATGATGGTGGAGACGGAATAAAACTAGTTCTTTGGCTTGCAGAAACTGAAAGACATTATCCTATTAGACTCCATACTCAAAATGTGGTTGGTCGTGAGAATATGCAGGCTATTATTGATAGATATTGGAAAGGATAAGGAGGAAATATAATATGGTAGTTGTATTTGGTAAAACTGTTGATGAAATTAGAATAGTCGTAAATTTGGATTTAATTTGGGCTTTTCGGGTTGAGGGAAATAGAGTTATGTTTTTAAAAGATGATGGCACTTGGGCTAAACCTAATCTTGAAGGGATAGGAACTGCTCAGGAAGTTATGAAATATATATCCTATGCTCTTACTAATGAATTGAAAGTATGTTTTGTAACAGAAGAAACTATTAATGCTTTTAAGGACAGATTAAGTGGAGAAAGAGATAATTTAATAAGAAAAGAAAGAATATTGAGAAATGCTATGGCACGGACGAAGGCGGCACTGAGTAAGGAGGAAAATAAAGATGCAGATAATATTTTATAAGGAAGATAAAGTTTATAGAATAATCAATACTGATGTGTGTGCAGATTTTCGTAATGAAAATTTTGAAATTACCTACCAACACGGTAATTATCGTCATACTATGTCAACAGAAGGAATAGGCAATACTCAGGAGATTTTAGATTATATTGCCTATTGTTTGAAAGAGAAGAAAGAAATATGCGAAGTTCCCTCTAAGGAATACGAAGATTGGAAATCAAGGCTTTATACTACTGAAGAGGATTTGAAGAAGAAACTTATTGAAGAAGTTAATAAAGCGCCAATAGTTCTTGGAGGAAATGATTATATTGCAACTTACCACGGTATACCATTAGAAGAACTTCAAAAGGCTTATGAAGAGCTTCAAAAGGCTTATGAAGAGTCGGTTCTTTACAAAGAATATAAGGAAATAATTGATAAGTGGGCTGAAGCAGGATTTATCAATCCAATAACTTCAAAAGAAATCAAAAAAATTAAGGAACAAGAGAAGAAGGATAAGACTCAAAAAGAAAACGTAAAGGAGATTTGGGTGAATTACGATAATGCTTCAATACGTACTCCTCATTGTGGACATAAGATAAGTAATGAGGAAAGGGAAGAAGCAATCAAAAGAGCAATAGCAAAGGCTTATCTCTTTGATAAGAAAGATATAAAGTAAATTACGATGTGCCGCCCTTCAAGTTTTGCTTCAAACATCGGGGCGCGGCACCGAGTAAGAAAAGGAGGTTGAGAAAATGAATAAAGAAGAATTTATAATCTATCTTCGCCATACAATCTATATAATTAAAAGAAACTATGAGGTACTTAATGTCCTCAATAAGTATGAAGATATAAACGATTATCCAAATTCTGATGCTCTTGATTTACTTGTAAAGATTTTGGCAACTTATTCTAAGTTAAATGCAGACGAGTTAAGTGAGTATATATGTAATGTACTCCCTTGGTCCGTGCTACCAAGAGATGAAGCATTAGGAGAGCTATATAATGGATAACTTTAAAGAGGTCGGCTTAACAGTCGAAGAACAAAAGCAGGTAAAACAAGGTATTCGAGATAAACAGCACGAATTTCTTTTTATGAATGTTGGTTATAAAAGGGAGGGTGTATTTATTATAACTTTCCCAAATGCAAAGCAATATATAGGTCGTTCTAAGACTATGGGATATAGATTAAAAGAAATCTTTGCTCAGCTCTTTTGGAATAACAAGCCAAGACAACAGTGGATTTATAAAGCTAAGGAAGAGAACAAGGACAGAATGAGTGACTTTAGGGATTTATCTATAAAGATAGTGTACACCAAAGACGGACAATATGAAGAAGCATATCGTTTATATATTGCTATGGCGGCTCAGAATGAGTTTGTCGAGTTCTATAATCACGACATTAAAAAGTAGACCTGAAGTTTCAGGTTTTAATATCGGATAGGAAAAATTTGAAGATTTCAAGGATAGAAGATACTTAATATATGAAAGTTAAAGAAAGCAACTATTAAGAAAAGTTGGAAGAATACTTAAGGAGGTAATATAAATGAAGTTTCAACTCTATCGTAAGGATTACTATTCTTTTAAATCTTAGAAGAAAGTAGTAACTTATGAACTTAAAGATTTTGTTGAGGATTTAGAAGTTTCTTGTGATGATACTTTTAAACGTTTTATTAATGGAGATACTCTCTATACTAAATATGTCGGGGTAGTAGAGTTCTCTACTGATAAAGAACTTAAAGTCTATATTGATAAAGTTCTAAAAGCTAAAACCTACTATAAAAATAAAGAAATTAAACCAAAAGAACCTGAGTCTAAAAGAGGTTTAGAATTAAGTTCCCATAATATCGACCTTAATTCTAATCGAGTTAATTCTTATCGTCCTTTAAAAGACCTAAACTCTACTCGACCAAAAGTAATAGAAGAAGATAAAGAAGAAAGTTCTACGGATTATAAATATACCGTATTACTTAATCTAATCAATTCTGCTGACTTTAAAAAAGAATATAGTAAAGCCTACTTCAACTTTGTAACCTATACTCCTTTTTCTCAATGTTATCCTAAATGGAATATAAAGTTCTATTGTTTTATGATAACTCTTAATTCCTTCTTCTCTAATTCTCTACTTAAATCCTACCGTTTTAATCTATCTAAAGACTTTACTGAAAAAGAGATTAAAGGTACTCCAAAAGATAATGTTATAATTGATGTATTTAATTTATCTATCTCCTTTAATTCAATAATCTATAAAGATTTAGCTTTAGACCTATACTCTAAATTTAAAGGTTAATTCCTATGAATTAACCTTTATTTTTATATTTAAACCCTTCCCCTCTAAACCCTTCCCCTCCAGCAAATCGACGTAGATTAATAAATATATATAATATATATTATAATATAATAATAAAGAGAGGGGAAGGATTAAGGAGGAAGGATTAGAGGGGAGGGAAGGAAGGAAGGAAGGATTAAAGGGAAGGGTTAAGGAAAAGGGGAGGGGAAGGGTTAAGAGAATAAGTATAATAATATAATAATATAATAATAATAAGAAGAGAGGGGAAGGGAAGGATTAAAGGGAAGGGGAGAAGGATTAAGGGTTAAAGAAGGACTAAAGGAAGAAGGGTTAGCCTAAAGGGGAGTACCTATTTAAGTAACTATTTAAGTAACTATTTAAATAATAATAAGGGAGTACGTCGCTAAAGAACTGTTCCGCGATGGTCACTATATAGCAATGAAGAACTAGACCTATCCCCGGGAACACCTCTCGTTCGTTCCGAAATATAGGAAAAGAATTTATAGGGGAATTAACAAATGGGGTTGCGAGTTAAACCGTTGTTTTGGGTTCTTAGACAATTGTTAGTGTTATTAGACAGTTGTTTGTGTCTATTGAACAATTTTATTGTGTTAATACTATTTTGTTAGTGTGGCAGCTCGTACACTAAAAGTCAATATTTTAATATAATAATATAATAAGGGGCTTAAAATTTTTCCTATCTAGTCGCGGCTCGCGCCGAAGGCGTCTACGTAAGCCGATCCCGTAAGGGATTTAAATAAAGGGGTAGGTAGCTCCTATAGTTAAGGGGTTATCCAGCTCCAATGTAAAGGGGTAGGTTACCTCGGATTTTATTAGTAAAGGGGTACTAGATTTCGGGGCGTTTACGTTGTTAGATTTGACTTTCTGCGGGCTTCCAATTTCTGGGAAATGTAGTCGTACTAAATTTCGAAGGAAAAATGCTATAAATTCGCTATGAAAAATTTTTTAGGAATAGAAATTCTAAAACTCTATTTTGCTTAAGTTCTAGATAGGAAATCGCCTTCAAATTCGCTAGCTGCTTTGCAGCTCGCAGAATTTTTGGAATTTGTTAAAAATTTTAACTAAATGCCGCCCCGATGCTTCTCCCAGGGACTATGGTAAAAACTGGAAACGCGCATAAATTAAAGGAAAACTAAAGCAAATCTACTATTTTGCTATTGTTTTAGGAATATTTTATCTAAATTAATAATTTACTTGAAGGAATTAAAGCAAATTTTCTATAAATTCGCTATTGTTTTGTAATAAATTAAAATTAAATCTCCGATTTAGTTAAAAATTTTAACTAATTTATATAATGTTTAAAGTTTTTTAAAGTGAAATGCTTGAGTTTTTCTAAAAAATTTGCTATAATATATATAGAAAAGAGAGAGAAAGGAACAAAATAGAGAAGAACGGTCGTAGAATTAAATGGAAAAGCCATATAAGGTGGGTAAAGTGGACTTGTTTACTTCTCTGTTGTTCCCTAAACGAATTTCTACAATTCATAAACAACTATTTAAATATCCAGTGTAACTGGAAGAAAGAGGTACAGTATGAATAAGAGAGATTTTTTCAATGCTATCGTAAAGGCTGACGTTGCAGACGAGGTTAAGGCTTTCGCAGTTAAGGCTATCGAGGACCTCGACAATAAGAACAAGGCAAGAGCAGTAAAGGCTACTGAGAAGAGAGCTGAGGTTAACGAGCCTCTGATTGCTAAGTTCAACGAGATTCTTGCTGATGGTAAGGAGCACTTCGCAGTAGATGTCGCTGAGGCTCTTGGTATTAAGGTAGCTAAGGCTGCTGTTATCGCTAAGCTGGCAGGTGCCGATAAGGCTAAGGTTAAGGTTGGCAAGGCTTATCGTATGGCTTACAAGGCAAAGGCAGAAGCTGACGAGGGCGAGGATGCCTAGGGATAAAGAAGAGATACCGTAAGGTATCTCTTTTTTTTTATTTGGGGAATTAGTTAAAAATTTTAACTAAAGTTGCAGCTCGCTTTTGTTTGGGGAATTAGTTAAAAAATTTAACCAAATGCCTACGTTGATTGCCGCAGCTCCCACCTAGTGTCCGGACCGTAGGAATCGTAGCTCGCGCAGCTCCAGCTCGTTCGCAGCTCGCATAATCGCAGCTCGCTGGTGAGATGGTATAGGTGCAGTATGGAAAATTTTGGGAGCGTGTTGGTGAGGTAAGAGCATCGCTTTACCACTTTAACACTTTAAAGCGTGGTGCCGTCGCGGCATTAATAGTTTGGTAATATATGAACATAATGTTACGATTGCGACAGACATAGGAAAGTTAAAATTTTTAACTAATTAAATAAAAAAGAAGAGGATTATTCCTCTTCTTCGATATGCCAACTATATGGCAAATTACCTATCTTTTTTTCAATATAACATCTATCGTAAATATCGTCATAAAAAGGGCACTGTTTGCAAGCATCACCGTGGTTTTTGCAACCCGTTGCCAGTTCATCAAGTAATCTGTAAGCCTTGTCTACAAAGGCATTTTCTGCATTGATACATTCCTTTTCTGTCTTGTGGACTTTTCCGTTAAAGTCCTTATATCTTGGTTCATTGATAATAGTCATTATTTTGACCACCTTTCGTTTTATTTTCTATATATAGTATAACATAGATTTTATTAAATGTCAATAGTTATTTTATTAAAGTTTTATTAATTAGTTAAAAGATTTAATTATTTCGTAAATGTGAACAACGCGACACTTGTGCCGCGGTTAAAATTTTTAACTAATTAAAATAAAAAAGTTGCGGATTATACCGCAACAATTTTAAACTCTTTAATTGTTTTACCAAAAAAGGAAGGTTTTAGGAGAATGTCTATCGCTTCGTGAACCTCATTCATTGGAACTGGTTCGCTATTGGTTTGGATAACTTCGCCCGTGTTAAGAGTAATTAAGATATTCCAACCGATAGACTTATTGCTCTGACTTGTAGGTTCTTGACGGAGAGAGTTAATCTTTTTAACAAGTGCTCTAATCTTATCGTCAACCGTAGAGTTTGCTCTTACCCAAGTCCAAGACTCATTATCCCACTGGTAAATTCCTGTTTCATCTACATTGTCAGAAATCCATTCATCATTGCAATCATCAAGGAAATCTTCTACATTATCAATGTAAAGATACATAGGATTGTTTTTTATTGTGCAGACCTTAAAATCTTCATCAAAATACTTGTTTGCCATATTAGCAACCGCCTTTCTTTTTATTTTCTATATACATTATAGCATAGATTTTATTAAAAGTCAATAGAAATAAAATTAAATTTTTATTAATTGATTAAAATATTTAATTATTGCGAAAGTGTGAACGTTGCGACAGAATAAGAGAGTTAAAATTTTTAATTAATTAAAAAGAAAAAAACGGCTTATGCCGTTTCTTTCCAGTATGTGCGTTGCATTTTCTTGTGCTGACGGATACAATGTGCAAAAATTTCTTTCTCAATTAGCACATCTTCGAGACCCGTGTGCGACTCTATAAAGTCGTTATTATCTGTTATATATCTATAAAGTATTTCTGCGGTGAGTCGGGGTTGATTATTTCTCATTGTATATCCATTCTCTTTACACCAAAGTCGATAAGTCTTTTGCTTGCCTATTGTTGTTCTTGCCATAGCAAGTGTGCACCATATTGTAGTATTATATGGGAGAAAATAACGTTTTTGAGACTTAGTTATATATCTCATTGTCGTATTCAATGCGTTATAATCGAACCGCATATTGTGGGCGATAACTGCGGATACATTGTACTTTTGAATATATCTTGCAACTATCTGTCTTGCTGTTTCAAAGTTTACAAGACGGCGTGTTTTTGCTTTTAGTGCCGTTTCGTATTGCGGAATTTTTTCGGAGTAATACGCCGTTTCCATTAAGTCTCTCATCAATACAAATACGTCATAGATTACAAGACTTTCCGTGTGATAGACGTTGCCGTGTTTGTCTACGATTGCAAAGCCTATATCGTAAACAAGAGGGTCATCAAGTCCGTTTGCCGTCTCGGTATCAAGTACCATAAAATATTTTTTCTGCGCCATTTTATCAACGTCCTTTCGTTTTCTTTAATCTTATTATAGCATAGAAATTGTTAAATGTCAATAGTTATTTTATTAAAGTTCTGTGAATTTGTTAAATGTTTTAATTATTACGGGAATGTTAAGAACCCGACAGAACGATTGCGGCGCAGTTAATTCTTTTAACGAATTAATAGAAATTTAATTTTATATCTATTGATTTTAAATAATTTATATGTTATACTATATATAGAAAATAAATAAAGGAGTTGCTAAAATGAATAAGACTAAACTTTTTGAAAATTTTGGATATGTTGTATTAATGGGCTTGATAATTGCTCAATGTGTTATCGGTAAGTGGTATCTTGTTGGGCAAGGAATTTATTTGACTTGCAATATTATTTCAGTTGTTCGGAGTTTTGTACTCAATAGACCAAAAGCAGATAAGATAAAAGATTTGTCTTGTACTGCAATAACTATTGGTTTGATTTTAATTGCTATAAAGTAAAGGAGTTGAAAAATTATGGGAATTTTTGAAAAGTTTGCAGTAATTACAGGAGATTGTAAAATTGTGGGAATATTTTCCTCTATTGATATGGCAGAAGATTTTATTAAGGGATTTCAGGTAGATTTTACCAGTGAACTCCGTTATTACAAAATCTATACAGATTTCTAAAAGTTGGCAATTGCCAACTTTTTTTTTAAAAGATTTAATTATTAATGGGATATTAACAACACGACAGTTTAAGTTATTACGATAGTATTAACAACGCGATGGTAATGTCGGATTGTTAATCTCTTGTTCACAATTATAGTGTCGCGTTGTTCATACTTTAGTCATATTTGGTTAAAACTTTTAACTAATTTAAAAATAAAAAAGGTTAGCAAATGCTAACCTTTCTTTTTTAACTTAACAGTACCGCAATTAAAATCAGGAGAAGTCCAATAGCAATAGGGAGATAAATTGGCATTAGTACGAACCACCAAGACCAAGAAATTACTCCGCACAATTTAAGTGCGATAAAAAGCAATCCCAAAAGACCAAAGAAACCAACTCCGCCGTTTGATGACTTTTTTTCCATAATAAAAACCTTTCTCGTTTTAAAGAGTTTTCGTTCTCTTATCTTGATTATAGTATAACACATTTTAGGTGATTTGTCTATTGGCAAAATAGACAAAAATAAAAATTTTATTTTGGTTATTTTGATGATTGACTTTTTAAAATGAATATGATATACTATATATAGAAAAGGAATAGGAGTTGTTAAAATGTTAATGTTCATAAAGATAATAGTAATTATTTTTTTTATTACTTTTTTTGTTTCTGCAATTATCGCTAAGAAAGAAAAATATACAGATATTTGTGTTACAATAATGATGTGGTCTTTTCGCTTATTTACGGGGATAATGATTTTATTAGGTTTAGGTATTTTTGTTTGGGAATTATTTAGATAAAGGAGTTAAAAACTATGGAGATAAATGCTACACAATGGGAGTACAAAACACTTGCAGAGATGTCAAAAGGCGATTGCTTTTTAAATAACAAGGGTAATATAATAGTATTTGATAGAAAGATAGAAAATCAAAAAGATAGATATTATGTTCATCTTTTTAGGCATAGATATTTCGGTTTGATTTCTTATAAAGATACTGGAAAACTGTTTAAAGTTATTAAAAAAGCAGAGATATTTTAAAAAGGAGTTGAAAGTTAATGAAAAATGTAAGAGATTAACAGATAATGTCAATCTCTTTTAATTAGTTAAAAATTTTAATTATCAAATAATTGTTAAGATTACGACAGTAACTTTATGAATAAGATATTGAGATTGCGATGGTAATATCGGATTGTTCATATTGGATTAACAATTGCAACTATCGGGTTGTTAATAATTCGGCAATATTTAAAATTTTTAACTAATTAAAGAAAAAGAAAAGGGGTTAATCCCCCTTTTCCTCTACCTGTGCGGCGTTCTTATAAGCAATTGCCCTGTTCTTGCCGTTCTTGACAGTTTCCTTGACAACAGTACCATTGTCAACAAAAGGCTTAACGAGTGCGGCAATCTTTGGAGAGTTAGCACCTGTATATGCGGCAATCTCTGCACAAGTGTGTACCTTGCCGTCTGCAAGTAGTGCATTAATCTGTGCAAGCAGTGGTGCATTTACGGCGTCCTTCTTTTCCTTGACCTTTGCGTTCCTTGCAGAGTTCTTCTTGCCGAGGGCTTCAATCTGCTTTGTTGCATAGTCTTTCAACTCCTGTGCAACATCTGCGGAAACGACTGCCTGAAAAAATTCTCTTTGTGTCATAGTATTCACCTTTCTCCGTTTTAAAGTCTATCGGCTGACTTATAATGTTGTTGTGGATTAGGTTCTTTCCCTTATCTCTGTATATAGTATAACATATTTAAGGGAGTTTGTCAATTAACATTCTGTGAAGTTTTTATGAAGTTTTCGTGAATTTGTTAATTGGTTTAACTGGTGGAGAAGATGGGAGTCGCACCCACTTCGACCGTATTTTTCAACGGCAACCCACGCCCCGACTTACGCCGACGTGCGCCGAGATTCTGACCTCTGCCCTTCCCCTTATCTTGATTATATTATAGCATATATTTTTTGATTTGTCAATAGGTTTTGAGATTTTTTTTATTAACTTTTTATGAATTTGTTTGTTGTGCCGCCCTTCAAAAATTTTGCGAAAGTGTGAACAACCCGACAGAACAAGGGCGGCACAAGATGAATAAACTATTAATATTGCGATAGTCCCGTCGTGATGTTAATCTCTTGTTCATAATTATAGTGTCGCATTGTTAATAATCTCGTAATAGTTAAAATTTTTAATTAATTAAAGAAAAAGAAAAGGTTGACATTAGTCAACCTCATTCATTAAACTTAAATTTATTCCTAAGCATACCTTACTAAATTCATCTATAAAGGTGTCGGCTATCTCATAACGATTTTCTCCTCTATCTCCGCTATATTCTTGAAAATAAAAGAGTAAAGAACCTGTCCAATTACTAACTTCGTTTTTAATATCATTTTTCTGCTGTTCTGTCAACATAATTTAATCAATTCCTTTCTCGTTTTAAAGAGTTTTTGTTCTCTTATCTTGATTATATTATAGCATATATTTTTCGATTTGTCAATAGGTTTTGAAAAATTTCTTTTTGAACTTTTTGTTAATTTGTTATTTAATTTAACAAGAGGTCTTGTGGTAACTACGGATTGTACGGTCTCCAATAATTACCACAAAACTTTATTTGCCGCACCTCTTGACCGCGAAAGCACTTTTACGGGTACTCAGTCCGCCATTCCAAGTAACGCTTAAATGGTAGTCACGATAAGCGTAAACAGTTCAACTCTCTGCCGTATCAGTCGTTCTTCTCTTTACCTTACATATATATTATAATATAAAATGGAGCAAAAGTCAATTACAGAATAATTACGAATAGTTACAAAATGGTTACAGTATTTGATTAAAAGATTTAACTAAATCGCTCCGCTATGTTGGCATTTATACTTTTGTAACATTTAGGTTTTAGTTAAAAATTTTACAGGAATGTGAACAATGCGACTGTGGTATAAATGTGAAGATTGTGTTAATAATGCGATGTGAACTGTCGTAGTATTCATACTTTCGTCATATATAAAACTATCGCAACGTTCATAATCTCGTAATAGTTAAAATTTTTAATTAATTAAAGAAAAAGAAAAGGGATTAATTCCCTTTTCTCTTTTCCTTTTCTGCCCTGATTTTTGCAGAATTTTCACGCTTTGCCTTGTCTTTTGCAATTTTGGCTTCTTTTGCTTTTCTGGCATTTTCTGCCTTTACTGCATTTTTTTCGCACTCAATGCGATAACTTTTCGCTTCTGCGTATCCGTCATAGCCATCGCTTCCACGAGTGCCCGAGGGGATTGCAATTTTTACCGTGATGAAACTATCATCACCATTTTCAAGCACCGTAGGAAAAGCAATTTCGCCGCTTGCTGTTCTTACCACATCTTCATCAAGGCTTTTGAGAAAATCAGAAATCTTTTCAAGATATTCGTTCTTTTTCTCATTCTTCATTACAGTAACTGATTTTGCCATTAGCTTCAACTCCTTTTCTTTTACTATACACATTATAACACATATCTATTGATTTGTCAATAGGTTTTTGAAAATTTCTTTATTAACTTTTTGTGAATTAATTAAAAGATTTAATTATTGTGAAACTATGAACATCACGACACTTGTGCGGCGGTTAAAATTTTTAACTAATTAAGAAAAAGAAAATGACGAACGCTTGTTCGCCATTTCCAATAATTAGGAGGAATAATTAGTTAATGTCTTTAAATCATTTATTATATTATCCACATCAAATGCTATTCCCTTCCAATTTATTCTGTTGTTGACTTCATCGTCAAACAGAAAACCTTTTGCCAAAGTGTGTTTTGGTGTGCCATATTTAACAATAAAAATATTGTCAAATTCTACGCTTTTAAGGTGCTTTTTAAGCCATTCGATTTTGGCATTTTTTACCTTTTCATCGTATTCGGGAGTGGAGTTTTTCGCAAGCCACGAGATTACATTTATTGTAAATCCCTGCTTTTTCTTGTGGTTTAACATTCTTGCTAAAACTTGCATTTTAACAAGTGGTTTTGCTACGGCATAAGGGCGAGGATTGCAATTGATTAAATCATCAAGCCAATTATCCACGCCGTAAAGGTCTGCGATTGTGCCATCCATATCAAAATTAATTGTTTTTTCTATTGCCATTTTAACAACGTCCTTTCGTTTTATCTTGTCTATATTATATCATACATTTTCCGATTTGTCAATAGATTTTAAAAATTTTTTTTATTAACTTTCTGTAAATTGATTAAAAGATTTAATTATTGCGAAAGTGTGAACGTTGCGACAGAAGAATTTTGTAATCACTTTGTAACTATTTGTAATCAAAATGTAATTGACTTTTTTATTAATATGTGTTATATTATACATAGTAAAGAACAACACTAAGTCAAAAAATAGGAGTGATTTTTAAATGAATAATTTAAGAGATTTTTCAGATAACTATAATTATATAATTATCGCTAAAAAGGGCAAGAAAATTTATTATTGGTGCTATGATTACACAACTGAATATAAAGCACAAGGCGCATTAATGGCACGAAAAGCAATAAGAGAGAGAAAAGAGGAATTTGATGATATAAAGGTTATCAAAGTAACATATCATATTTTTGGGCGTTCGGGAAAATGGAGAGATAGAAAACAAGTTCTTAAATGGCTTTATAATGATTTTCTCAATTGGAAAAAGTATTATGATGATGAAGATAGAAGATGTAATAAAATAACAATAGACCGTTTTTGGCAAGAATTGGCATACGAAAAGTATTTATCTGTTAAGAATAATACTATATTGAATGAGGTTGATTAATGTCAACCTTTTTCTTTTGATTAATTAATTAAAAGATTTAATTATTGCGAAAGTATGAACAACTCGACATTGTAATTGTTAACGGGGTATTAACTTTGCGACGGCGGCATCGGGATATTCATATTTCGTACATAACTTTATTTTGAGATTGCTGTCGCATTGTTCATAATCTCGAAATAATTAAATCTTTTAACTAATTAACAAAAAGAAAAGAAGTGGTTATTCCACTTCTTTCCAGTAAGTCAACTGCATTTTTTTATGCTGTCTTTTCAAGTAGGAAAATATTTCCTTTTCTATCATTACATCTTCTAATCCTGTATGACTTTCAACAAAGTCGTTATCTCCTGTAATAAACCTGTAAATAATTTCCGCTGTTAGTCTTATTTGCTTATTCCGTGTCAAGTATCCATTTTCTTCACAATACCTTTTGTATGTAGGTTTGTTTTTGAAAATTGACTTTGACATTGCCAATGTGCACCAAAGTCTTGTGCCCATTGGGAAAAAATACCTTTGCTTTGAAGATGTTATAATTCTCAAAGTGGTATTTAGTGCATTGAGGTCAAACCGCATATTATGTGCCATTACTGCATATACATTATACTTTTTCATAGTGTCAAGTACAATTTTTCTTGCTGTTGAAAATCTAACAAGTTCACGCTTTTTAGATTTCAAGTCAAGTTCGTATTGTGGGAGTTTTTCGGCATAATACGCTGTTTTCATCAAATCTTTGCAAAGTATATAAATATCATAAATTACAAATGACCTCTTGTAATATACTTTGCCTGTTTTGTCAACAACGGAAAAACCTAAATCATAAACAAAAGGAAAATCCATATTGTTTGTAGTTTCCGTGTCAAGCACAATGTACAAACGCTTATTCAATTTTAAACACCTGTCTTTCTTTAAGTTTCTGTATACATTATACATCATATAGATACAAAAGTCAATTACAAAATTATTACAAAAGGTTACAAAACGGTTACAGAACGCTTTAACGTTTTAAAGTGCTAAAATGTTACGAAAGTGTGAACGGTGCGGCGGCTCAGAATGTTAAGAGAATGTTAATAGTGCGACAGTGTCGTGTCGCTATGTTTATCTCTTGTTCATAATTAATCTGTCGTTATGTTCATAATCTCGAAATAATTAAAAAATTTAACTAATTAATGAAAAAGAAAAACGGCATTTCTGCCGTTTTCCATTTATTACTACTCCGCAACTGTGAGAGTGTAAGTGGTAGTTTTTGCCTTTGCGCCCTCTCTCTTTGCCTTGCCTACGGTAACATCTGCCATTTTGCTGACAAGCGCGGCTACCTTTGGAGAGTTCTGACCTACCTCAGCACATACATCAGCGGCGAAATGCGGCTTGCCGTCTGCGAGTACCTCACGAATTGCCTTGATGATAGGCTCATTCTCAGCGGTTTTCTTAGCCATTGCCCTGCTGTTGCGTGCATTATTCTTGTTGTCAAGCGCCGTGATTGCGGACTTTGCGTACTCAACAAGTGCGGTGTCAAGGGTTGTGTTCTCTGCGATTGTTGTGAAAAATTCTCTCTGGGTCATATTTTACCTACTCTTTCTCCGTTTTAACGTCTACGGCTGACATTGATTTGTTATTGGGGACGTATGATTTTGAGGGGTTTTCTCTTTCCTTTGTTCTGTACTTATTATAGCACATTTTTTAAGGAAAGTCAATTGGCATTTTGCACAAATTTTGCGGTTTGTTTTTGTGCATTTTGCCGACTTATTGGGGAAAGTCATTTAGTGATTGAGTTTTCTGTATCTCTCTCTTTCACTATATACAGTATAACACATTTCTTTTGATTTGTCAATAGGTTTTGAAAATTTTTTTATTAACTTTTTGTGAATTGATTAAAAGATTTAATTGTTGCAAAAGTGTGAACAACCCGACAGATAGGAATGTTAAGAAAGTATTAAGGTTGCGACACGAACCTGTCGTAGTATTCATACTTTTGTTATATATATAAGACTATCGCAGTGTTTATAGTTTCGTAATAATTAAAACTTTTAATTAATTAATAAAAGTTTAATTTTATTTCTATTGACATTTAATAATTTTTATGGTATAATGATTATAGTAAAAGAAAAGGAGTTGAAAGTTAATGAAAATTTATATAGTCTTTTGTAATGGTGAAATTTATAATGCATTTGAAGATTATTCTAATGCGGTTAAGTTAATTGCAGAAATGACTGGTTATTCTATTAATTATGTTGAACGTCAATTAGTAGAAATTGGAAACATTGATGATTTCTATTATATCGAAACAACAAATCTTTATTAAAGGAGTTGACCTAAATGGAAACTGTATGGGTTGCAATTAAAGACGGCAAAGTCTATGGAGTAACAAGTGATAAGGAAACTATGTTAGAAATGATTAATGCTTATATTGGTGATAATACATCAATATTAGAAACAAACACTACAATTCTTACGGACGATATTCGTGCTGAGGAATGGGCAATAACTGAGTAAAGGAGACGTTAAAATGTTCTATGCTATGAATATGTCAACTGATGAAATCAAACTCTTTGAAGATAAGGGAGTTGAGTTTGAAAAGTTTGCAAGGCGGGCAGTCCTTGACTATTGTTCAGATTGCTTTGACGGTGGAAAGATAACAACTGGACTTATGGGAAAAACTGTAAGTATTGATGAAGATAGTTGTGAAATGGACTTTTGGCAGTTTTGTGCAATTCTGTTCTGTAAATGTAAAACATCAAACAACTGGGAAGGAATTGTAGGAATTACAGAAATTGTAAATGAAGAGGAAGATGAATAAGAGGAACATTTGTTCCTCTTATTTTTTCGTGCCGCCCTCTGTCGTGATGTTCATAATCTCGTAATAGTTAAAAATTTTAATTAATTAAATAAAAAAAGAGTTGACTTTTGTCAACTCTTACGGTTCATCATTCCAACCAAAAATACCAATATCAAAACTGGTAATAGTTTCATAATCTCTTATCTCACACTCACATTCGCCGTCAGTATCTTCAAATCTCTGCAAGCAGGCATTGTAACAATCTGTAAGATTATCACTCTCACAAATCAACTCATACATATCATACATATCATACGCTGCAAATCTTTTCCTTTTCATTATAAAATCTCCTTTCAAAACATCAGTGCAAATAGTACACAAACTGCATATAGTCCTATTGTAACAAGAACTCCCGCAAAAATTCCGCCGATTTTTGTCATTACTTTATCGAACATTATAGTCAACTCCTTTTGTTTTTCTATATATAGTATAGCATAAATTTTATTAAAAGTCAATAGTTATTTTTTAAAGTTTTTATAAATTTGTTTTATTTTTTAATTATTAAGATTATGTTAATGCGGCGATGGTTGATTTGTTAAGATAATATTAACATTGCGATTGTCTATCGCATTGTTCACATTGAGAAAACATTTTGTGCCGCAGTCGTGCTGTTCACAATCTGGCAATAGTTAAAAAATAAAACAAATTCATAAAAATTTAATAAAAAAAATTCAAAAACCTATTGACAAATCTAAAAAAATATGTTATTATATAAGTACAGTAAAGAACAACAAATAAAACTAAAAAGGAGTTTTGATGTTATGAAATTTGATTACAAGTTTAAGAAGAATGATATGGTAGTAAATACTGAGACAGCAAGAGTTGGCACAATTATCAAGAGAATAGGTTCATATGATAAACCGTGTTATCTCGTAGAGTATGATATATCAACGCCGCCTTTTCTTGAAAAAGAAGAAAATCTTCATTTAGTTGTTTGTGGAACGACGTCTGAAAATTCAACTGCAAATCAGGTTGAAAAAAATAACCTCGAAGAAAGAAAAGAAACTTTAAGAAATCATTTTGACCACATAGAAAGACACTGCCGCACAATTTTTAAATATGGTAGGAATATTTCTGAGCAGGCATTTTCAGGAAAGATAACTCCGTGTTTTGCAAGGGAAAAGGAAATTGAACAGATTAAGTGTGCTATGTACAGAAGAACAAAGTCAAATGCTTTACTGTTGGGAAAAGCTGGAGTCGGAAAAACCGCTATTGTAGAGGGATTGGCTATTGATTACAATAGAGAATATCTCAACGGCGAAATAGAAGAATATAATATGATACTTGAACTTAGTCTTAACGCACTTGTTAGCGGTTGCCGTTGTAGAGGAGACTTTGAGGAAAGACTCGAAAATGTTTTGAAAGAACTTGGAAATACTCTACCATATAATGTAATAATCTTTATTGATGAAATACACAGTCTGAATGAGGTCGGCAATAGTGAGGGTGCTACATCGGCAGGACAGATTTTAAAGCCTGCACTTGCAAGGGGAGATATAAAGGTTATCGGTGCAACGACAACAGATGAATATAAACAGTATCTAAAACCCGACGCCGCACTTGCAAGAAGATTTAACAATATTTATATTGAAGAATTTAAGGGTGAAAAAGCAAAGTCAATAGTATCAAGTATCTTTGAAGATTATGGTAAACACTTTGGAATAGATATTAGCGAAGTTGATATAACTAATATCTATGATAAGAGTATCAATAAAATTAGCGGCACTTTCCCCGATAATTTTATTAACATAATTGATGAAACACTTGCTATTGCAAAATGCCACAAGGAAAAAGCTATAAAAATGAGTAACTTTGACAAGGTACTTGAAAGATACTATAAAATGGATAATAAGAAAAATTCTTCATTGGGATTTTCTACCACTTAAATAAAAGGGAACGAATGTTCCCTTTTTATTTTCTATATTAGTTAAAATTTTTAACCAATTCCATAGTGTCGCAGTGTTCATAATCTGTTCATAACTAAGGGCGGCGCAACGTTCATAAATTGTTCATTTATTGTTTACAAAAAATTCATTGACAAATCACTTGAAATATGTTATATTATATATAGTAAAGAACAACACTGAGTCAAAAAATTAGGAGTGATTTAAAATGACAATTTATGCAGTTGAGAAAACTTATTACGCTTGCGGTTTGCACAAAGAGATTAAGGGATATTTTTCAAAAAAGACAAAAGCAATTAAGGAATTGCTAAAAATTACTAATTATCAAAACGGTTTTCATATTTCTTATGAGGAAAAACGCTGGAATAAGGAAAATCAGAGAATGGAAACTATACTTTGTACTCCATATTACAATCCCGATAAAAAGGATATGAGTGATTGGAGACATAGCGGAATAACAAAACTTGAAATGTATAGACGTTTGTTAAAAGGAAAAAATGCGGGCTGTTATAATTATGAAACAGGCGGATATAGAATATTGGAAATAGAGGTTGATTAAAATCAACCTTTTTCTTTTGATATTTAGTTAAAAGTTTTAACTAATTCCTATGTCGCTATGTTCATAAATCCGTAATAGTTAAATCTTTTAATTTATTAATTAAAGGTTTACTTGACAAATTGAAATTTATATGTTATACTATAATCAAGATAAGAGAACGAAAACTCTTTAAAACGAGAAAGGATTTGATATTATGAAATTTGTTATTAGAAAAATAATTGAGAGAGAATGGGGATATGATAATTATAAACGTTCGCATTATGAAGATAAAATTTATCTTAATCCTTATACTTATAAAGATGCTTTAAGAAAAATTAGTATGATATATGATGATATGGGGCGTATGTATAATACATTTAGTTCAACAATATATAAGTGGAATATAATTACAATGCTTGTTCCAGTATCAGACAATTTTAAGAGTCAAACTAACTGGATAAATACAAAAAGTTTTTTAAAATATAAAGGTTGAATAAAATCAACCTTTTCTTTTTTCGTGAATTAGTTAAAAATTTTAATTAAATCGCCACGATGTCGCTATGTTCATAATTTAGACATAGTTAAAACTTTTAATTTATTAATAAAAAGTTTACTTGACAAATTGAAATTTATATGTTATACTATAATCAAAGAAAAGAAAAGGAGTTGAATTAAATGAATTTTATATGGATAGTACATTTTTTCGATTTTTCAGAATTTAAACTGGAAATGCACATCTTCTCTCACCCGCAGTATGCATATAACTTTTGCCGTGAGTATCTGAAAAAGTATGAAAAGGAAGATTTTTACAGTGATTACTGTGCTATGTTGTGTCATTCTTATTCCGACAGTCGTGCAGATTTTGGAATTGAAAATGTAATTAGTGCAAAAAGATATGCAATTGAAAAGTAAAGTTTGTACAATTTGATGATTGACAAAAGCAAGATTATATGCTATAATATAATCAAGATAAAAGAACGGAACTTTTAAAATAAGGAGGATAATAATTATGGAAATGAAAACAACACAGAAAATTTTTAACAATTTTCTTGACAATCTTGCAGAGTTGGCTTGTGCTTTCTATGTAGCAAGTTGTGAGGAAACAGGCGCTGAAATTCTTGAACCTGATAACGAAGAACTTGCAGAAATGATTAGAGAGGTTGGCTGCAAGATTTGTGATTTTTGGCAGATTAAGGAAGTTAAAGAGGGCGAATAACCCTCTTTAATTTTTCTTTAATTAATTAAAAATTTTAATTATTAAAGGGTTGTTAACTTTGCGACATTACAGGGGTTGAATATTTTATTAACAATGCGACTTGATGTCGGGTTGTTAACTTTCAGTTCATTTTTAAAAGGGGTCGTAATATTCATAAAAAATTAAAAAGGCGGTTCTAAATTTTAACCGCCTTTTTATATCGGGTTTCAACCTACGACATTACTACGTCCTCGATTACCCTCTTTCTTTATATACATTATACCATATTCCTTTTGATTTGTCAAGATAAAATTTTACTAATTTTTAAGTAGAAACTTTGTGCATTTTGTCTATTGATTTTATTATTAAAATGTGGTATATTATAAGTACAGAAGAAAACAACACAAAACTTTGAAAGGCGGTTTTATTTATGACAAATTTTGGAGAATGGGTAAGAAGAATGGTTAATCAGTATGAGGAAGATGATAGTATTTTAATTAGACTTTTTGGCAGTAAAACCTATGTTGCATATAATTTTAAAACACAGAAAACATCTATTGCAAGATGTCACCCAAAAGATGTTTTTGTTGAAGAAATAGGTCGAGCAATTGCCTATGCACGTTGCAAGGGATATGAGATACCAAAAGTTGAGGTTTACAAGAAACTTTCCGAGATGAAGAACGGCGAAAAATTTATAACTTCTTCTGGAGATACTTATAGATATATTGCAAGAGATGACTATAAAGGGGTTTTCGTTGTTTATAACGAGAGTAGGAAATATGGCGGAATGGCTTTTGACCTTAAATATAAAATGGTTGAGTAAAATCAACCATTTTCTTTTTAATAGAATATGAACAACGCGACAGATGAACGGCGGCACTTTGTAATCAAATCGTAATTATTTGTAACCGTTTTGTAATTGACTTTTCTATTGTTTTATGGTATATTATATATAGTAAAGAACAACATTGAGACTTTTGAAAGGTGGTTTTACTATGAATGAAATTTTTATGCTGTTGGTTTGTGTTGATGATGAGGACGCTATCTATAATCGCTATTTTTTCACAACATTTGAAAAGGCTTTTGAATTTGCAAAAACTTTTGCAAACGATTTTATTAAAAAATGCAAGTGGGAAAATATTGAAGATGAATTGATTGAGGATTTGAGAAAATGTGGTAATCTTGCAGATTTTATCTACATTGAAAAAGTAATCCTTGACGATGGAAACAATTACTAAAAGAAAAGAGGAACGAATGTTCCTCTTTTAACTAACCTTCCTGTCGCATTGTTCATAATTAGTTAAAAGGGGAATTACTCCCCTTTTTTATAATACCTTTTAATTCTCTCGAAAACCTCTTTGACATCTAAGTAGCCTTCTACTGTGTCATCATCGTTTTCGCAGATAGCTCCAGCTACTTCAACCAGCCCGCTATCGCGACCGTAGCTGAAATCGTGACAAATCACGTCAAGCTCCCACGTTTCAAGCTCGGGACATACAAGTTGTAGCCCGTTGAATAGTGGACGCAGAATAAAAGGGATACCCTCGGCAGAGCACAAGTTGGCAAGGCGCAGTATTGGCTCACAATATTTGGGATTGGAAGTTTTTGGAAGCTGTAATCCATTGTCAAAATTTGTCATATTATGACCACCTTTCAATATTTTCTAATAACATTATACCACAATAAATGTTAAAAATCAAGAGTTGAAAAATTAATTTTTTGTGAATTGATTTGTGAATGAGATATGAACGTTGCGACCGTGCAATTGTTAACATAGTGTTAAGACTGCGACGTCGCTATCGCATTGTTAACATTTAGTTCACAATTGCGCCGCCCCTCAACTGTCGCAACATTCATAGTATGTTAATAATTAAAAATTTTAACTAAGAAATAAAAGGGAGAGTAATCTCCCTTAAATTTCCATTTCTCTTGAATAGCAACAAAGTTCACAGTATCCTTTAAATTCACCTCTAAAGAACCTAACTTTACCTTTATTGTACATTTTTGTCATTTCTTGAATGGCTTCATCAATTTTGCTTCTGGGAAAACTATGATGTACACCATACCAATCAAGTTCCTCTTCCATAAAGTCAAATGCTTCCTGATGGTTATCGAAAAGTTCGGGTTCGCCCTCTGAATAGGTTACGATAAAAAATGTTTTTGTCATTGTAAACAACTCCTTTGTTTTATTTTCTATATATAGTATAGCATATATTTTATTAAATGTCAATAGTTATTTTGTTAAAGTTTTATTAATTAGTTAAAATATTTTATTTTATGCTATTTAAATCTATCGCGTTGTTCATAATGTGTTAATAAAAAGAGAGTTAACAAAAGTTAACTCTCATTGGGTTTTGCTTTTGGCTTTACGCCTACGACGCTACTGCGTCCTCGGCTACCTTTCTTTTCTTTTCTATATACAGTATAACACATATTTAAGAAAAAGTCAATAGTCAAATTGCACAAAGTTTTTATTTTCTTTTGTTTATTTTAACAAGAGCAAAGTGTCGCAGTGTTAATAATTTGTTTACAAAATAGGGGTTGACAAATTGAAAGAAGTGTGTTATAATAAGGACAGAAAATAAAACAAAGGAGTTGTTCATATGAATACTGTATGGGTAATAGTTAAAGATGGAAAGACTTACGGAGTCGCAAAAGATAGGATTAGTGCATATCATATCCTTAAAGAGTACGTTATTAAAAATTATAACGGAGTACCGAAAGCAATAGCAAAAAACCTTTTGACTAAAACTTTTTCAAGTCTTGATACTAAAATGTCTATAGGTAATGGAATTTATGCAGAGGAATGGGGAATATCTGAATAAAAGAGAGTTTTAAACTCTCTTTTTATTTTTCTCTCTCTTTCTGTCGTAAACATAATAGTTTATTCATATTTTTATTCTGTCGCAGTGTTAACATATCATTCATTTTCGTTCACAAATTGTTTACAAAAAAATTCTTAAAACCTATTGACAAATTGGCTTGAATGTGTTATTATATAAGTACAGTAAAGAACAACACTAAAACCTTTAAGGAGATGTTTACTATGACAATCACAAAGACAATACTTAATAAGAAACTCGAAAACCTCAACAGACAGTTTAACACAAATCTTTTTGTTCTCAACTATGCTTATGGCGGCGTTAGACTTTGCAAAACCTTTAATGAAAACGGCGGACTGACAGAAATTTCCGAAAGAGTTTCAAAGGCTGAGATGGCAAGAATTATTGACGCTATTTCAAATACTTTTTACAAGTTTGATATAAAGGTTGATTAAATTCAACCTTTATTTTTTTTCGCTTTTGTTCTGTCGCATTGTTAACATTTAATTCATAATCAATAGTGTCGCATTGGTAATAAATTGTTAATAGTTAAAACTTTTAACTAATTAAATAAAAAAGAAAAATAACGCCTCTCGGCGTTATCTTTCCCACCACTCTATGATGTCCCACAGAGTCACGATGGCGAAAGCGGACTCGTGGTCGCCTCTCTCGTCTGCCTCTCTAAGAAGGCGATGGGTCTCCGCCCAAAAGACTCTATTATCAGACAGTGGGCGACCGTTGAGGGTGATGTTTTCAAAATTTGTCATAGTGAACAACTCCTTTATACTGTTTCGGGTTTCTCTCTTACTGTACTTATAGTATACCACACTTTAAGGCAAATGTCAATTACAATTTGATTACAAAAGGTTACAAATTAGTTACAGTTTTTGTTCTATCGCAAACATAATACTTTGTTCATATTTAATAGTGTCGCGTTGTTCATAAAAAATTAAAAGGGGAATTATCCCCTTTTAGTTTTCTCACAATGAATAGTTACACCATTTCTCTTAATGAAGATGTACTTTTCGCCCTCGTACTCAATGTGAAAGATTGATACATAAACGTCGTCTGCCTGAAAGTCAAAATCATTCACCAAGAGAATTTTACCATAGTGAGAGCAATTCCAAAACAGATTTTCCATTTCCTTATTTGTCATAATAAACAACTCCTTTGAATAAATTAGAAAGACTTGCAACCTACGGCACGCCTGCACCCTCGATTATCTTTCCTTTGTTTCTATATACAGTATAACACATTTTAAAAGAAAAGTCAATAACAATTTGATTACAAAAGGTTACAATTTGGTTACAGATTTTGTTCTGTCGCAATGTTCATAATCTCTTAACAATCAATAGTGTCGGATTGTTCATAAAGTTTTAATAATTAAAACTTTTAACTTATTCAACAAAAGGAAATGGATTGATTTCTCAATCCATTACCATTGAAATAAGTTTGCCGTGTGCAATCGTTTCGTTGCGCAACTCAATCTTATTCATTTTGCCGCAAGTCCAACAAACATAACCGTCTGCGAATGTGTACTTATAAATTTTCATAAAATCAACCTCTTTCTATGGTTTCGGGTTTTCCTTTTCTCTATATATATAATAACACATTTTTGTTGAAAAGTCAATAGTCAAAATGACCAAAGATTTATATTAAACTTTGTCTATTTTGCGAATAGACAAAACAAGAAAAATGTGCTATACTATAATCAAGATAAGAAAAGGAGTTGACCACTATGAAAAACAACAACTATCGCAAGATGAACACTGGCAAATATACCATACTCACAAAGAAGAACGCTCACAAGAGAGTTCGCAAGGCAAACAAGAAGATTGCCAACTCAATAGACTAAGAGGGAGAAATCCCTCTTTTTCTCTCACTCTCTATCTGTCGCTATGTTAATAGTGTGTTCATATTTTATTCTGTCGGGTTGTTTACAAAAGGTTCATAAAAAGTTCATAAACTGTTTACAAAATATTCATTGACAAATTGATTAGAATATGTTATACTATAATCAAGATAAGGGAAGGAAAACCCACCAAACCAGAAAGGTAGTGTTTACTATGAGAAAGACCTATACTGTTGTTATGTACGAGAACTTTACTGATGTTGTTGCTGAAAGAACCTATACCAACAAGAAAGCCGCTTTTGAAATGGCTAAGTGGTATATGGAACGTCAGTATGAACGTATCCACCCGAACAAGAAAGCGACGGACACTCTCAGAACTTGCATCAAGTACGGCACGAAGATGTTGAAAGAGAACGGCAAAATTCCTTTTATGGTAAAGATTAAAGAGAGTTGAAAAACTCTCTTTTCTTTTTGCCGTTTGCTATGTCGCATTGTTAACAATTCATTCACAATGTCGCATTGTCAATACTTTGTTCATAAGTTTGCAGTAAAGTTTGAAGTGCGGCGCAACATAACGTGTCGCAATGTTCATAAAATATTAAAGACCTTTCAAATTGAAAGGTCTTCGTTCTCGAACATCTCAACAAGTTCGTAGAACTCTTTGACTGAATGACAGTCGAATTCAGTGTTGTTAATCTCACAACACTCTTCACCATAAGCGATGAAGTAAATGGATTTGGCAGTCTTTGCCAAAACCTCAAAAGTGTTTTCGATAAACTGTCTGTGTGTCATAATAAACAACTCCTTTATAGTTTTAGTGTTTTTCTTTACTATACACATTATACTATATATTTAGTGATTTGTCAATATTTTTTTTGAAAATTTATTTGTAAATAATTTATGAATAAGTTTATTCTGATTAACTACTCAATAGTGTCGCATTATTAGTCTTTTGTTCATAATTAATCTGTCGCAATGTTCACAAAAAGTTAAAGAGGGAAATTACTTTCCCTCTAAGAAAAACATTGCTAAGAACTCAAACAATTCGTCTATATCTTTTTTTGTTTTAGTCTTATCGTTTGCGCACTTATCGAATTTTTCAACAACTCTGTTGTTCTCTCCGTATCTGTCGGTAATCTTCTTTCTCATTTGCTTTATACTCATAATACACAACTCCTTTATAGTCTCGGTTTGTTCTCTTCTATGATTAAAGTATAACACATTTATACTGTTTTGTCAATAGATATTTTGTAAATAATTTGTGAACAAAAACGGGGCGTTATCTGTCGCATTGTTCATAAAATGTTAAAGGGATTTTTTGGTAAATCCCTTTAATCATATTTTGAAAGTTGAATGAAATTATGTTCAACTTTACAAAACGGACACCACATCTTTTTTAGATGTCCTTTTGACGTTCTGCGACTTGATTTTTTATATGCCGTCGCAACAAAATTACAAGTCGGACACTTAAAACGCCGTTCTGTTACACTTGTTTTTCCCAATGTTTAATCAACTCCTTTTGTTTTCTTTATCTATATTATACTATAAAAAAGGGGTACTGTCAATTGACATTTTGCACAAAATTATTTCTATACTTTTGGTAAAAAATAGGGGTCGGATTGTTCATACTCTGTTCATAATCTTTTAAGGGGTTGTAAACTTTTAAGGGGTTGAGATTTTTTAGGGGTTGAAAAATTTAAAACTCATTTTTCAGAATTTTTCAAACTGTCGGATTGTTCACAATTCAGATTTATTTACTGTCGCAATGTTCACGTTCTGTTCACGAAATGTTTATAAAATATTTACAAAATATTCATTGACAAATTCGTTGAAATATAGTATTATATAAGTATAGTAAGACAAACCCGAAACCTTTAAGGAGATGTTTAATTATGGTAATTGAGATTATGTTAGTTATTTTCATTATTCTTACTATTGTCAATGCGTTATGCTATTTTAAAAATGCTCATAAGGAAACTATGCCAACTTATGCGGCAATTATCTGTTTAATAAATATAATCTATGGAATTATTATTGTTATAATAGTAATGATATATGGTATAACATCATCAACAAAAGAAGAAAGCAATTCAAATTCAAGTGACTATTCAACAGAACAAACGTTTTATTATCAAATGACTGCAACCGCAGTAAATGAAAATACCTTTATAACAGAAGATGGTAATATGTGGAGAATGAAAAACATTAACATCGAAAAAGGTAAAAAGTACCAACTTACTTTTGATAATCACGATACTGAAATAATAATAGATGATGAAATTGTTGATTTCATTGAACTAAATGAAAAGGTTGATTAATGTCAACCTTTTTTCTTTATCTAACTGTCGCATTGTTAATAATTAATCTATATTCAACTCTATCGCATTATTAATACTTTTTTAATATTTACGCCGTGCGGCACAATGTAATCTATCGCAATGTTAATATTATCTTAACAATTCTACTTTTGTTTTAGTTAAAAATAAAAACTTATTAATAAAAAGTTTAAAAAGAAATTTTTAAAAACTACTTGACAAATCTAAAAAAATATGTTATTATATAATCAAGGAAAACGAAAGAAGCCTTAAAACCTGAAACCTAAAAGGAGTTGCTACTATGAACGCAATGTGTTACAAAACAAAAGAACCTGTATACTATAACAAGGGTACAAGTTATGAAAAAAGTTGTGATACTTTTCTCTCTTATTATGCAAGCAATGACAAGAAAGAGGCAGAAGCAGAGGCAGAATATTACAACAGAGAAAAGCCTGCTAATGATGTTAGAGGTTATCCAATTGATTGGAATAAAATAGATTATTTCTATATCAATGAACAAGATTTATTTGATGACTAAGAAAAGAGGGAAAAATTCCCTCTTTTTTTTTCGCCGCCGACAGTGTCGTATTGTTAATAGCTCGTTCACAATTTGGTAGCTCGTTCATAGCTCGTAGCTTGTTTGTAGCTCGCATTATATAGGAATAAATATGGTTATATAGACAATGTGAACAGTCTGTGAACGAATTGTGAATAATCTGTGAATAAATTATGAACGAGCAGAGCAGAGCCGAATTGTGAACGAATTATTAACAAATTGTTAACGCTTAACTTATTCATCAGAAATTCACCTCTTGTTCATATTTTGTTCACATCTCGGCTCTCGCTGCATTTGTGAACGATTTGTTAAATTCTCTTGAATACACTGTTATTATACCACTTTTTGAACAAATTGTAAAGGGCTATCGGAAATTTAATGAACAGTTCATATGTGAACAAAATATGAACAAAATATTAATAAAGTGTTAATAAGTTAAATGTTGTTAATTGTGAACAAAGTGTTAATAAAGTATGAACAAAGTGTTAATAAGTTAAAGGTTTCTAAATGTGATCAAAATGTGAACAAAATGTTAATAAAGTGTGAATAAGTTAAATTAAATTAACTATTACCAATAAATGTAAATGTGAACAAATTATTAATAAATTAAAATGGTTATAACATACTGATTTAGTATGATTTAAAGTATACTGATTTAGTATGATTTAAAGTATACTGATTTAGTATGATTTAATTCATAGTGTTTTAGTATGATTTAAAGTATACTATTTTAGTATGATTTAAAGTATATTGTTTTGGTATGATTTAAAGTATACTGATTTAGTATGATTTAAAATTTGATAAAAGTCAAGTGTAATCGTTTTGTTACTTTTGTAATTAATTTGTTACTTTTATTGTAAATTGACTTGAAAAAATGGTAATTAATAGGATAGAATGTTATCGTTTTGTAATTTTTGTTATGCAATATGCACAAAAATCTTTTGGTCGTTTTGTGCACATTGACGAAAAAAGTTACATAATGATTAAAATTTGCCGTTTTGACTTGAAAAGTGCGAAAAAATCAGTATAATTATACTTGTGGATAGCAAAAACGCACCACATAACAATATTTTACATTCTAAGGAAGGTGTTTTTTATGACTAAGAGAAACGACAATTTCAACACTGACGCTATAAAGGCGAATATCTACGGACTTGCAAGCACTTTACTTATTGTTACAAATGCTTTTTGGCGTTCTGATTTAGTGGTTGCTTATCGCTTTATCCGCGCTGAAACTAAGAACGACAACGCTTTAAACTCTAATCTTTTCGGGCGTGTTTGTACTGACAATGCTTTTAAGGCTGACAAACAGTGCATTAATGTACTTAGCCGCTTTTATAAGTCTTATACTATCGACTTTGTAACTACTGTACAGGAACTTGAAACGATAGCACAAAAGCACGATTGCAATTTAGGATTTGCCGCTGAAATAGCACTTGTTAATAGTGGACTTTACAAAAAAGCGTCTGCTAAATATGACCGCAAAGGTGTAGACTTGATAGAAAAGTCAACTAATAAACTTGTTCAAGTCAAGTGTTCTGTGGTAAAAGCTGGAAGTCACGGTTCAGCGGGCGTGACCAATAAAAAAGCACATTAAACATTATCGGGCGTTCAATATGAACGCCCATTTTTTTTAGCTTATTTTACTTAACAAATTAACACGGGGGGTACAAATTCTTAACAATTTGTTCACATTTTCCGTACCCACACCCCCTAGCACAAAATTCACACCCTTTAAAATTTAGAATCAGATCTAAAACCTAATCCCTTGACTTTCCGAAAAATTTCGAGTATAATATCTATAGGAGGTGAGGAAATTGAAGTTTAAATTAGACTTTAGCATAGTCTCAGCAAAAGACCGACTTAACGCAATCAAACAAATTGATTTATCTACTCTTACCAAAACCGAATTAGAGACCGTTACCAATTATGTTCTCTATGGTAAAGATGAAGATGGAACCTCTGTAGTAGATAGAAAAGAAGTTTAGATTAAAAGGAAATTTAGTTCCTTTGATAAAAATAGAACAGTTAGCCTAGAGGCTTTACTTGAAAGCCCAACTTTTGACGAGAATATTTTCCTTAGAGAGAAAAACATTTATACAAAAGCTACCCCCAAAATTAAGGATGTTAGGGATAGAGTTGAACACATACCAGAATTTTAGCAACTTTGGGCAGTTATTGACCAAATGAAACGTACTTACGACGAAAATACAGGCAAATTAGAAAAAACCGAAGAAACCCCTACTCTTAATTAGACTCAAATTTACTATTTACGCCATTAGCTAATTGAATAGTATAAACAATAGTATGCATTACTTGATTCGTTTTTACCGACTATGAGGGCGAAGAAGAATAGATCGGAATATCATGGAAGTATTACGGAGAAGCAAGTTAATTTTCCCATATTACCAAGAGGTTTAAAGAACTCAATTAACGATAAAGGATTTGAAGAACCATATTACGACAAGAAACGAATTGCGGCTGCGCCGCAAAACGAGGAAGAAATTATTAATAGTGGAAAGCCTTATATTGATTTTAGGAACATAGACCATTTATATTACTTGATTTAGTATTATTTAGATTTAGAAGATTCGGTTAGAAATTAGCCAGATAGTTTAATTAACAATTTACTTTGGACGCTTGATTTTTATATTGAGAAAGCAAACTTAAGTCCACAATAGAGATTAATAGTTGAAGGAAAAAAGCAAAGACTTTAGATTAAAGAAATAAGGGAAAGACTTAACAAAGAGTTAGGTATTGACCATAAAGATAATTATATAAGTACAATTTGGAATAAAAGTTTAGAATTGATTAAAGAAGCAGTTGAATTGAATTATGATGAATTTTTAAGTAAAGATTATGAGAAAGCTTGGAAGAAATGTAGTAGATGTGGAAAGGTTTTATTGAGAGACCCTAGAAATTTTGTTAGAAAGAGCAAGGCAGTTGACGGTTTAACTGGAAGATGTAAACGTTGCGATCGAGAAGTAAGATAGGGAAATAAGTAACGATTTAAGTTGTTATTTTTCTTACTCGGTGCCGCGCCCCACACTTTTTAGCAACTCTACTATAGAGACAGCTTAACAATAATGGAGGATTAAAAATGAGATTTAAGAAAAAGGATAAATTGGCTAAAGATGCATTAAGCATTATTAGTTATTTTTAGTATTTTTAGATAACCGACTTACTTGCATTTGGTAAACTTCTAGGTGTAGAAGAGCAAGATGACTTTGAAGATTATTTAGCAGAAATAACTTTAAAGTACACAGAGTTATCCAAGAGAGAAAAGGATAAATATTTAAAACTTGCCAAAGCATTAGCAGGTAAAACTGGTGGAGACATGAAGGAAGTTGAGAAATTAAGAGAGACTTATAGATTAAAATTAAAAGAAAAATTAGAAGAAAATTCCGAAAAAGTTGGAGACTAAAATTTGTTGATTACTTACTTAGTGCCGCGGCTCAAAAAGTTTTGAATGGGTTTGGGATAAACGTATGATTTGTCAAGACCTATGCAGAAATTTGCGAAGCGCGGCACAACGTATATTTAAACAAATGAAAGAAGGTGATTAAAATGGCATCAAAAGTATGTATGAAATGTGGTGTCGAAAAATCTACTGCAAACTATATCGCTGTAAATTCTCCAATTCATAATGGAAGTTTACCTATATGCCGCGACTGTATTGCAGATATGATTGAACAATCGGAAGAAAAATGGAATACGGTTGATAAAATATGTTAGTGGGCTGATATACCTTTTGTTCCAGAATAGTGGGAGAAAATTTATCAAGGTCAAGGAAGAAATGCTTTTGGAATGTATGCAAGTATTTTCCGTTCTTCCCCATATGATACTCTTGATTGGAAAATGTATAATGATGT